CTAAAGCTTCTGCTACTTCAGCATAGGTTCTACCGTTCTTAAGCATACCTTTAGCTCTGTTAGCTGTAGATAGACTGATAGAGTCTTCCTTCTTAGGTGTAGCCAACTGTTTGAGTCTGTCAGAGTCTGAGAAGCGAATGATGTCAGTAAGCATCTTAGTACTTACGGCACCAGACTGAATAGCTTTCCATTCATCAGGCTCAATAGTAATCCTAGAAGAAGCACCATCAGCACCTGTACGAACACGAGCAGCTGCAATAGCCTGTTGTTTAAGCTTCTTGAGCTGGTCTTTCTGCATGTCAGGGTCTCGTTTCTCAGCTATTACTTTGTTAGCTATGAGTTGTGCTTGACGTTCTCTAGGTGAATTAGACAAAGCAATGTTTAGTTTGTTCTGTAGAGATGCAACTTGATCCTTGTACTTAAGCTTAGCTTCCTTGTTCATGGTCATGTTTGGTGTTGATGAGACTACCTTGTTAGCCTTATCACGCATCTTACCAAGGGCATTAATATAATCACCATACATATTTTCGATAGGGGTACCAGAACCAAGGGTCTTGGCATCTTTAACCATTTCTACAACATGATCTGATGAAATAGTTTTTGATTTCTTAATCGTTGGTTTAAGTCTAGGATTAGCTGCAAGTTCTTCTGGCGTTCTGGCTTTCTCCCAGTATTCAAGGGTACGATGTTCAGTCTTTGACCTAGAAATAAGAGTAGATGCTCCATTTTTTATTTTCCCAGATATAACATCATAATGTTCTTGATATTTTTTCTTGAGGGTTGGAATATCATTTTCTCTTTCCGAACGTTTATAATCTAAATTATGTTTTTCGGCATCAATAACAACCATTGAATGTTTAACAGCCCTAGCAATTTCAGATTGACTAGCTCCTTTAAGAGTCATATCAGTAATAAGGTTTGATACTTCTCCCATCTTTCTTTGTTTCTCAGGCCAATTACCTTTCGAGTCACGTTTTAAAACATTTGGATCCGGAGACCAATATTTATTTGTATCGAAATTCTTAAGCTCTTTCAAAGATCGACTGGTTTTAATTCCGTTTTTATTATTAGGAATAACCATTACAGTATCGCCATCGAAATCGGCACCAGATAATTTAGAAGCAACAGACGAATCAATACCAACTGCATCTTTAGCGCCCTTCATAAATTTAGCAGGACCTTTTGCAAGTTTATTATTGACAGTTAATTCTGGTAATTCGAAAATACCACCATGAGGATAACGAACAAGAACTACTTTCTCTCCGTTTTTAAAGTTAGGAGCATAAATTTCATTGGCTTTGATTCCTGATAGTGGTAAAATAACTTGACCTTTCATTCTATCAAACCCAGTTAATTTAAGATTATGACGTTTTGTAGTTAATCCATCAGCAAAATCTTGCATCAATGCTTTCTTAATAACAGGATTTGTTAATGAATTAATTTCGTTAAACTCTTTTTGTAATTTTTCATAGGTAGTTTGAATACGACCTTTAACCAATGCTGGTGGTTGCTTAGAAACAAACTGAGAAGATAAGGTTTTAGACCAAGTTCCCCAGTCACCTTCTTCATTTACTTTGTTTATAGCGCCTTTTTGACCATTAGCTTTGATTTGGGCACCGAATGGATTATCGGGATCATCTTTTAATTTCTTAAGTACGCTTTCTTTAGGAGTTCCTTGTTTCTTATTGGTGTTGAAAATAACGTCAACGCCTTTAGGAAAGTCTTTAGGGTCTCCATAAACGGCCATACCTTTTAAATAATGTGTTCCACCGACACCAATACGAACTTGAGCATATCTTGAGCCACCCAAATCTAAATCTTTAACGCCTGGACGAAGTTCCATAACACCATCTTTATCGGTACCACCTTGCTCGTCGTATCGAATATTAACGCGTTTCCAATCAATATGTTGAATTGGTTTTAAACCTAATCTAGTAGAGCCATCTTCAGTTTTATATAAATTAGGAGGAACAATTTCGTGCTTATGTTCTCGAACAATATCCGGATTAGATTCTTTAGTAAGAACTTTCATTTCTACCCAGTGATTATCGTTAGTAGCATTCTTAACATATACTTTGTGCATATGATAACCTTCTGCTTCTAATTGTTGAACCGCACGTTTTAAGGTATTTTCTTTGATACCTAACTGTTGCGCAGAACCAAGACCAACGTCCAAATATGGATTCTCTTTGATAAGAGCTTTAAGATCATTCTTAACATTTTCCATTTGATTGACATTATGTCTAACCTGCTCATTTAAATTCATACGGACTGATGATTCAGGAATACCAGTTTTACGAGATATTTCTGTAGGACCAAGACCTTTCTCATGCAGTTCCATAATCATGGATTGATTTCTTAGACGAATTGTTTGGTTAGCAATTGTATTTCTTGCACGAAACTCACTCGTCGTAATACCTAGTTTGGTTGCAATTTGAGTATCGCTCAATCCTGTTTTACGATATTTAGCAACTTTATCGGACCATGATGTAGCCCGTTGATATGAGTTTTCTCCTGAACCCCATGCATATCGTCCACTATGAGGAACACTTCCTTGGTGTGGCGTACCTTGGTGTTCAAGATAGGCTTCTTCTAGATTCATCACGAATATGGTCCTTTCTATCTAGGTTTGTTTTCTAAAATCCCAGAAAATTCTTTGATTGTATGATATACGTCATAAACATCTTCAGCTTCCGGAATATAAGTGTCAATGTTCTCACCCTGATAAATACGTAATTCAAAATCAGTCTTCTCAGGTTTAACACCGTATTCCAAACAGAAATAAGCAGCATACACAAGTAGCTGTTCCATTTTTGGTTTGGTAACACCTGTCTTCAAATCATGAATCCTAAGAAATCCACGAGGATTATTTTTCTTAGGTGGGTCATAACGAATCGCATCGGCAGTACCAAATGCGTATGGAGAGTAAAATAACAATACTTCGCTATCCATATGATATCCAATTGCGTCGTTTACAAAATTAGCAACTGCTGGATGAGTATGTCCAGGTAATAAGCGAATTCTATGTTGAATTGCCTGACTTGCAAACTCATGAAGTTCAGTTCCTCTTTGTTTTGCTTTCTCATTTTCAAAGCGCTCCACCAATTTTTCTGGGTCATATTTTAACCAATGACATTGACTAGCACTCAAAAATGAATGTTTACCTTCGAATTCGGGATGTCTGTTCCATTTCATTAAGAACTTCCTCCTTGTTCTCAGGATATATAGTACGAGCCCATCCTCCCATAGAATTATACTTTTCTAAGTAATATTCTTGATTAGGTCGATATGGTGCGGACGCACTACGCTTTACTTCCAAATGATAAGAATATGGACCAATGTCCACGGATAGGTCAGGTATTCCTTGAATATGACCAGAGTCATTCTTCTTAACAATTGCATCAGGAAATCTATTATGAAGGTCCTGAATTAATGTTCGTTGAAAATCTCTTTCGAGTTTGGACATGTTTGTTCTACCCAGTTCCTTTCATTGAATTTCTTTTTGTTTCTTATGGAGCATTCGATTGCATCATCAATAGAGGCAGGGGATTTTAGATAGAGATAAAATAAAAACTTAAAGGAGGTATTCACTCGATTAATTCTTCCTTCGGATTGCTCCATAACCCGATAGGAATAATTTAGAGAATAAAACAATATTGTATCAGTAGTAATACAGTTCCATCCCTCTGCCCCGGCCGTGTACTGAACCAAATATACCCACTCAGCAGCATCGGGTATAGGTTCATGTTTCTGACCGTTCCATTGATAGTATGCCCTATTTAATTCTTGACAAATCTCTTTGAGAATATCAAGCTCATAGGTGTAGTTATAAAAGACAATAATTCTTTCACGAGTCATTATTTGTTGCTTAGCATTTTCTATTCTACGAGGACTAGTATTAACTATCCTTCTAAGAACTTGAGTAAATTCTGAAGCATTGGTTATAGGTGCTTCCGTATAAGGATTGAACCTAGTATCAATAACTCGTTTATACAACTCTTTATCAAAAGAAGTATTAATATATTGTCTGTTGACTTCGGTTGTTCTGAAATCAGCCATAGGTACAGCTAAATGTCTTCTCAACCTTTCTAGACGGTCCACCTCATGATATCGTTTTATCTGAGGGAACTTAGAATATGGATTGTATTCAACGTGTCTATCTACAAACTCAGTTTTGTTTTTGTAGAAATTGTTGGCTAAGAATATACACATCCAATCCATCCAAACATCTCCAGGTGTTGCTGTCAACATAATCCATTTATTCTTACGAGCAATCTTAATAAAAGATGTACCCCATGAACCATATCCAATAGCTCGTTGTTCGTCGAATAAAAAGAAAGCATCTTTAACATTTAGATACTTTGTAATATTATTCCATGAATCAACGGTCCCTTCAATGCCGAGCATTTCTAAATCACGATGCCACTCTCTATCATTTCGTTTCTTAGCAACTGTAATAATATAAAGTGGTAAATCGCTATGGTTTTCCATATAATAAAATAGGCCGGTCAAAGACTTGCCTGAACCGACCTTCCCGCACAATACAGAACCATTATGCAATCTATCAACCGCCCGCCGTTGATAGTCGTATAATTCAATTTTAGAATCCATACTTACGACGGAGTGGATTGTCCACTACACGAATATATGCATTCTTCAAGTTAAGACGAGCATATTGTCCATCTGGACTTGGGTCTCGTCGAGCAATCGTCATATCACACAAAGCAATTTCCATATCGTCAAGCATAGCCAATTGACTTTCGTCATTCAAATACATACGATCAGTCGGTGAAATATCTTCATCGATAGGAGTTTCACCATTATCATAAATAATAGCGATGCTAGGAAGTCCGAATTGTGTATAAACACGAACTTTGAAGAAATAAGACGGACCAAACATGTCTGGATTTTCAGCCATCTTCTCTGCCATCTCATCGGTAATATTTTTAGGCTCGTATAGTTTAACGTTTACACCATACTGTTGCAATAATTCAACATCTTCTGGATTAACCTTAACGTTAAAATAACGATCGCCTGCGCGATTGTACTTTTCTTGACGCCCACTGAAGTTGCGAGCGAATAAGAATTCAACTTCTTCCAAAATAATTTGGGAATTTGAGATTTGTGAAATTTTAGTCATAAGTATTGTCCTTTCTAAATGACGTGAGTCTGACTTTAATTCAAAAAAGAAAAGGGAGAACAAATCAGCAGAATTTTGTTCTTCCTCTCTATTATGTGCCATGTAAATCCTGCGAATCCCAAAATGAACCCGCGAGGATATCCAATCACGTGGTCTCAGGTTTTCTTACTTTGAGAGTTCCGTGATTGATAGAAATAGTTTGTATATCAGGATATTTGTCTTGAAGTTCGAGAGCATCAACATAGTCTTTAGGCATGTCATCAACGATTTGAGTAATATCCCCAACTTTGATAATTTTCTTAAGACCATCGACTGCAATCTTATCGTAGTAAGCAAAATCAACATCTTCATAATCGAATTCAGAAGTTTGCTTGAATAAATATCCTTTTGTACCTGTAATAGATTTAAAGTTTTCGTTGTCTTCAGTCCACATACATTCTCTTCCTGACTTGGAAGCATAAATAGAACCGACCTTACCAACAAATTCGTCTCCAAGATAAATATGACCTTTCGATTGTTTAGTGATAAAGAAATCTCTATCAACTAATTCTTCTTTGGTCCATACACGTTTGAGCAAATATGTATTCGCATACTCTGCTCCTGTCGGAGACCAGCTATCATCTTCAAGCTGAGCAATATAAACCGCGTTATTAATTAACGCCATACGTTTATATGTATGCTCATGTTCAAAGCGATAGTTATATTTTGGAAGTTGTCCAAAGTCTTCAACGAACTTAATAATCTTTTCATCAGCATCTGGGATTTTAACAGAGTCGGTCTTAATATGACAGACCTTGTATCCTTGCTCTTCGATTGCAAATTTCAAGTCAACCATAAATAAAGCTCCACGTTTTGCAACAATGTTGTCAATATTGTCTGGGTGTTTGAACTTGTTATCAAATTTAGCAGAGGTCATTCCATATACTGAGTTGATTACAATCTTCAATGCTGTAACCAAAGGTTTACGATATTCTGGGTTGTCCAAGAATGGAGCCAAGATACCGTCAAACATTTGTTTAACTTCATCGACCTTGTTGTGCTTGAGTAATACACGAACTTTAAGTAAGTCTGCGTATCTCTGAGTATATGGTCCGAAGTAGTTCATATTGATTAATGAATTCGGATGCATAGACTCTACGTCAAGCAATGCGACATTTTTGTATACACCATGTTCGGCATACACAAATCCACCTTCGCCAGTTTCATAACCACGGTAATATGACTTGCCGTACTCGTATTTGTATCCTGGGAAGATAGTGTCGAGTTTAACATAATTAAATTTCTCTTGTGGATTAGGGTCGTCACCAAAGATAAATTTAGCAGTGAGCTGATTGTTGGTTGCGTTCATCGAACCTTTTGAAATAGTTGCTAAGATTTCACGTGCAACATAGTCAGCATATATAGCGTCGAATAATTTCTCGGTTGCATCAACGTCGTTAACACAGTAATCAACCACAACTGGAACTAATTCATCAGGAACTGGTTGGTCCCAAGGAATTTCCATCTCGACGTGTTTAATTCCTAAATCAACTTCCCAACGTTTCAACGATTGTTTCTTTTGTGAGTATTCGTAAATATCGGTGTAGCTTAATTCGTAAGCTGCCGCATACATTCCACTCTTCGCATTTTTTTCGTTGACAATTCTGTATGACTGACGGAACAATTCTAAATTATCACATCCGAGTAATCGTGCATACAAAATATGATTATCGTATCGACGGTTGTTGAAACCAACTAGAGGAAATGAAAGAAGATGTTCAATTTGGTCTGGAGTTGGATTAACCCATTTCACAAATTCGTCTTCTCCATATTTCTTCCACACGACAACAAACAGATTTGGATACACCTCAATATCGAAGAACACTAATTCCTCTTTTGGATATATCTTAGTTCCACTTGTCAGCTTATCTTCTAGTGCACCATTATCATCGCGAATAGACGACCATGGGATTTTCTGGAATACTGCTAAACAGTAGTCACGATTGTTTGTTGAACGTAATGCACGAAGAAATACATCGTGCTTCAAATCCGTCAAGTCATATTCTAGACCCATGTCGTATGCTTTATGAATTTGGTCAGCAATCCAATCGATTGTTGGTTTTGTATTTGGGTGGCTTGGTTTCTCACCCTCAATAAGACCCAACTGTCTTTTTACAAATTTACGAAGAGTCTTCTCCGTGTATGTAATTTCTTTTACGTCTTCGTACATCTTAGCCTTTCTCTCTTTCAACGGCAAGCCCGATGAAATATGAGACGGTTGGATACTGTTGGACGCTTTGTTAATCCTTCTCAAAGAGGCGTTGCCTTTATACACTTTGATTTCAATATTGTCGGACACCAAATTATCAAGTTCGTTCACATTACCATCATAGATATAATGTAAATGAATACCTTGGCCTGATTTAGAAACCTCAGCATAAGTTGGAGGGAATTTGGAAGCTGCCTCAATATTTAAATCGAGGTTCTTATTTCCTTCCTCATCTTTCAAATCGAAATCAATCACAATATGATTCAACGGAACTTTAACCCAGTGTAGTTTTTCCGTGTTTATATCTTTTAAAGTTGTACGTACATCTTCCCATTTCATCATGGGATTTCCATTACGTTGTGCTAGCTGTGCAGGATAATTTTCTGCGAGTTTATTAAATACCCGATTGTAGTGGTCAAATTTAAGCCAATTATCCGGAACAATCATTTCATCTGGATTGCTTGGACTAACAAGTCCTTCTGGAAATGCAACATTCCATCTAAATCCTTTAAAATAATTCTTAACACGAGCGCCCTCTACAGCACTATCCTTAACCATTGTATCAAAATAACGCAAGGCTTCTCGTTTTATAATTGCTTTATAACCATCTGTCTTCCATCCCATGTCTTCCAAATATTCTTTATACAGTTCGCTAAGCTGACGAAGACTAATTCCGTCTTGCATATGAATTGCATTAGAACGAATGAAATCAAAGATATGGTCTGTCTGTTCTGCCATATCGACATCGAAATAATCATCGAAATAATCAAAACCCAATTCCTCAAAACGGTTAATTGCCATATGAGCGATATAAGGCAATTCGAATTTGATTTGAGACATCAACTGATTATATTTAGTATGACTAACTTTCTGTCCACTAGGATTTACAACAACAGCGCGTCGAGTAATACCCGAGTCAACGTTACGAACTTTATAACGTTGGTTTGACGCTGTAATCAATAATCCTGTAAATGTGACAGAATAAGGTTCCTTAAACTTTTTATTAACCTGAATAATTTCATGACTTGTCAATTTCAATAACGGTGTATCGTTTTGAATATGACTGATATCTGTATCCTCGTCAATCAATAAAGGTACTTCCTGAACTTGTCCCGTTGCAAACTGGTCATTACTTGTGAGCAGTTTCAAGTCTATAGGAGCACAGTAGTCTTGAAATAACATACGGAATATTTTTAAGACAGTACCTTTACCACTACCTTTCGAACCATACAAATACATAAACTTTTCAATCTTGTACATGTTGTTGGTAAATAACGCACCCATAAACCACAATATCTTGTCTAGCTCTTGTGGCATATATAGAGTTCCAACTAATTCTTTAAAAGCTGGAGCATCTCCTTCTGTTGGTGTGTAATTTAATTGAGTAGTGGCATAGTCTCTGCGTTTCATCTTATGGTCGGCGAATAATATCTTTTGATTGAAAGATATGTCACCAGACTCACAAGCTTTACAGAAATCTTGAAATAACCTGAACTTACCGACAGATGCTCTACGGATTTCCTTAACATCAATTCGTAAACCAGGTCTACCTTCTTCTAGTTCTTTAGCCTTACGCCAAAGAAGCGTGTCAATGTCATAAAATAAGTTCTTTTGTTGGGTATCCCAATAAGAACCATTCCAGTATGCATAAAATTTAGAACCCTTTACTACTAAATCCTTTGTATCACCAAAAATGAAATCGGGAGATACTTCATAATCAACAGTTCTGTTGTTTGATGTGAACTTTTTGATAGATATGTCTAAAAAATCCACTTTATACCTCCATTTCGTCTTATCACCATTCGTCCCCCGTTTTGCCCCCTCTCACCATTGTATGTATATACTAGTTCATTTTCAACTCATCCCAGTATACAATAGGAAAAGGGGCCATTTTGGGGTGTAAAACGGCGTTTTTTAAGATTTTTCACCTATTTTTTCTCAATTTCTACATCAATATTATAGGTCACCTAGAAATCCCCCAAATTTCCTCAGATTTTTTGGGGGATACTTTAGACCCCAAAATTAGCCATTTTTCCTACAATATCAATGTAAATTCCTACAGTCACCCGAAGTTTTCATCAAGTTTTTACCCAAATTCCAACCCGAAAACCATAGAAATATACCTATTTAGAACGTTTAATCCATCGTAATTCCACCCGATTCACCAGAGAATTATCCGTTTGATAGCTGTTTCCTACCTGTACAAGGTACTCAAAACCATCAATTTTTGCCCGGACAATCTCCCCATATAAGGTAGATAATATAGGATTACGAGATAATACAAGCTTCCAGCCGGTTATAATCCCATTAACATCCTTAATATACTTTGCGTCAAACGCGTCTAGCACTACTGGAGAATTTGTATTATGTTTCATAATTATTGTTTAGCTTCCTTTTCTTTTGGTGGTTCTTGTTTTGTTAGAGGTTCGGTAGTAATGAATCCATCTGGTTCAACCTTGAATGATGGTTCTTTGTCAAGTTTACCATCTTGAAGAAGTTTATACCAACCGTCATTATATTTAATGAAGCAATCAGATTGCATAACACCATCTTTAGGATCACAGTAGTACCAATTGTCATAGTATTTAATCCAACCGGTCTTCATTGCTCCATCTTTATCAAAGTAGAACCATTTACCGCCGATCTTGACCCAAGAAGTAGCCATATATCCTTTTTCATCAAAATGATACCAATTGCCATCAGAGTGTTTCAACCATCGATTAGCATACATATATCCATCTTCTCCGAAGTAGAACCATGACTTGTTTTCTTCAATATACTCGAAGCGATTTGTTGGATATGACCCGTTTTGACGAACATACCACCAACCAGTGTTATTGTGTTTCCAACCTGGTTCAACTGGCTGCGCTTCGCTAGTGCCTGTATATCTATATGCATAATAATATGGTTGACCTGAATAATACCAACGTTCGTCGTAATTATTTACGGAGATACCGTCATATGCGTAGTTACAGTGGATGATGTTGTCGCTATCCACGAAGATACCAGTGTGTCCACCAGCTCCTGCAGAAGCGCCTTTACGTCCCCAAATGAAGATATCTCCACGTTGAGCATCCCAAGGAGCGTTCTCAGAAATAAGCTCAAATCCATTGTCAATAAGCCATTGGTGTTCGTATTCGGTATTTACTGCCCAACCAGCTGATGCAGCTCCACCTGAGCGTAGAGCGTAGTAAATAGATGATGAGCAGTCATATGAGTCTTCCCCATCACGATATGCCATGCTGTATGATACTTGTCCTTCGCGGTTTTTCATCCATGCTAGTGATGTTTCTAAATTAATTGTCATTTGTTTTTTCCTTTTGTTTTGGTTTAAAATAAAAAGTTGGTTTGTACCCTTTAAATAAAGGTATTTGGTTATTTTTAATATGGTCTCTCGATTTAATATGGTCTCTCGAGATGTTATTCTTGTCCATTCGAGTTACCTCCTTCGATAAGACGTCGGATATTCTCATCATATTTTCTTCGAATTTCATTGAAATCGAATGAATCAATATGTACAAGTTGCTCTTGATACAAATCGTAGTAGTAATGTTCCTTTGGAAAATGATGACGTGCCAAGTCCTTATCGGTAACAATAAATTCCACGACTTGACTCTCAGAATATATCAACTCGAAATTCTGAACTTCTTTATAGATATATTCCTGAAGTGTACGTTTGTCAACGACTATAACCAAGATTTTAGGTTTATTCATAAAGACCACCTCAATCACGATAGTCATGATTCATTGTAGGAAGAAGCCAACCTAAGAACCTTACAATTCTATCGCCGACGTTTTGTTCATCATTATCTTCTTCATCTTGAGGTTTGAAGTGTAGATGTTTAGTCCGAAATTCAGACTCTTCTTCACCCCCGGGATTTTTATCAGTTTGTGAATAAATTTCAGTAGCTACGACTTCTTTAATCATTTTCTTTTCGTCTGGCATCAACTCACTAAAAGTATCTACATAATTAGAAAATCCATCGAAAGATAACCATGGCGTAATAATAATGAGACATGCTATTTTTTTATATGCCATATTGCGGTCGTGTGCTTGACGTAATTTGTTATTTAAATCGTTCGCAGGACTACGTTGATCTAAAACGTTTTGAACTAGTAAATCCATGACACTATTAATTTCTTTAGAGAAAAGACGAATTTCTACATCCTGTTTAACTGTAATACTATTAGCATTACTTTCCATAGATTCCATGAATTGTTCTTTGAACTTTTCCAATTCTTTATCAATTTGAGAATCTAATTCTTCAGCGACACCCTCGATAATTAATTGACGTTCGTAGCTATGCAAATCTGCACGTGTATTGAAATATCTTTCGAAGTCCGCAAACTCAATGTTTGGAGCATTACGAATAAAGCGAGCAATTTTTTGGTAGTATTTTTCACGTTGGTAAACGATAATTTGTCTTTCGTCTAATTTTACCTTAGGGTCACGCTGCCGTTTGATATCATCAACCATCAGTTCAATTATAGCATCAAGACTGTATGAAATGATTTCTTCATTAATTCTTTTACGAACAATCGGGTCATTCATCATATCTTCAGCAGCATATCGCATTGCGTCAACCACATTGTCGTCATCAGGATTTTCTTTCTTAGGCTTTTTGAAAGTCATATATGGTTCATCTTGACCGAACACATATACATGACTAACCTCTTCTTCCTCCCCATCCTCAGCTCGAACACCCTTTAACCAGCATGCAGTTATCGCAGCGTAGTTAGATAGGTCTTCTAAGGTGTCTAGGAGGCTCTCAGAGCCCACCTGCTGCGTTCTAGAGTCGTCCGTGAGTGCTTCTAAGCGGTTCATTTTGTCGCCCATACGGACGATGCTAGCCACGATTCCGTGCTTGTCCAAAGACTCCTCAAATGAGTTACCATAGTCAGAATTCTTCTTACAAAATGTCTTGTATTGTCCGTCGTATTGCTCACGCATTGTGTTTTCATTTACTTTTACCATTATCTTTTTTTACCTTTCCTTACGGATATGTCGATTAAACTTATCCATAGACTCAAAATATTCAATCAGTGCAACATTCGACATTGGAATATATACAACATCTGGATATGGATCATGCAATTCAATCTTAAGTAGGCTAAGACCTTCTGTTAAGAAACAATAATCCTTAACACCTTGAAAAACATTAACCGCTTTACCTTTAGAATTTAGAGCTTTATTATCGTTTATATACTTTACATACAAAACTCTATTAGCCATGTAAATCTCCTTCGTCAATATTACTAAGGTAATCAATAGCCGCTTTGATAACGCCCTCTACAAATTCTATTGTGTTGGTTTCATCAGTATCGCTAGCATGATTACAATCAAAACCAAGGATAGTATATTTTGCTCGGTGCTCCTCGTAAGTGATCCCTCCATGGAAGATATCATCAATTCTATCCTTAATTTTCTTAATATCAATTGTAGCGGGTACATGGATATATCCACAATACCACCAGCTACGAAGAGACATGTCTTTGTGTTCTTTAGTGAATTCATCTATGAGTTCCCTAGGATATTCAATCTTTTTAATAGATCCTTCAAATCCTTTGTACTCCATATCAACAACATCAATAATACTCATTTTATTTCTCCCTCAAAGTGTTCTTCTACACTAACATTTTTCATAGTCTGAATTACATTCTCTTCTTCAGACTTCGTATATGTGAAGATATCGATCTTCTTAATTCGATTTGGGTCAATAGTTATAATAACACCACTAACCAAATTGATATCCTGTAAATACGAAACCAAGATATATGAGTCATGCACTTCAATATTCGTTACCGCATCATAACGGTCAAAATCTTTACCGTTAGTGTATTCAACATAAATAGCTTTCATCTCACTGTACCCGTCTACTTTTAGCTGTTAGCGGAGTAGGCTTGATAATTTCCTCAATAGCCATAACATCCGCTTTCAAAATTTCCATTGTGATATAGTCATACCCTGATTGGTATTCTATCTCACATATATCTGATGCAATAATCCATCGGATTGCTACGACATCGTCAAATGTGAGTTTAGCAATATCACCTTTAGTATCTACATACTTCACTGCAATAGTTATAGGACTATTCCAATGTAACGATAAGAACTCATGTTTCAGTTTATTCAATAAATGAGAGGTCTCATCAGGCTTCTCACCATGATTGACCCCTCTAAATATCGATGTTCCAAATGAGCGGATTTTGTAATCACTCATTAGTGCTCACTCCATTTCCTTAATAACTTTCCATTTCACAAGTTTAGATAGGCCAATGCCATAATGTGACATATGTCCATCTTTTAAAAGGTATTCAAATTTAAGCATATCGAGACCTGCTTCTTGGATATATGACGCGTTAGTAACATTGATAATATTTACTTTTTCAGGTTTATTATCCTTATCCAAATACTCAATTTCAATCTCGTATCTCTTACCAACATTCCATTTAGGCACAATATCACCTTCATATTGCCATGTTGGTTTATGATAAATACCAAGATACCCATTAAATTCTTCTAATGAGCGAAACAATTTAAATTCCTTAATTAGTTTCAGATCAATGTTTGTGATAACGTATACGGTTTTGCCTTCTTCATTTTTGTTGGGAACCCAATGGCCGATTGATAAAAATCCTGCTCCAGTTTCACATCTATCAACATTGAAGTACCTATCATTAAATTTTTCATGATAATATGATACTTCTACAACAGTTTCTGGTTTGATAATTTCCTCACTCATCAACTTCAACCTCCCAATATTGTTCACCGGCAACAAAACGACGAGTTTGCTCATCAGTTAGTTTATGAACTTTCTGAATGTCGGAAATGAATTCGTTGTAATAATCGAAATTATCAATTGCCTTACCTTCACGACGAACTGTGTCGAATGCTGACCAGTTCAACTCTTCTGGATAAATAGGAGGAGTCAAACGACGCAAATGGATTAGTGGGAATTTGATTGTATGGTCTTCGTCTACCTTAAGTTGTAGAGAAATAGATTGGTTCCAACCAAAGAATTCGTCAAGAGGCTCCACCTCAAGACCAGCAGTTCTTCGTAAATTTGCCACGGTTACATTTCCACCATTACCAAGATGACGTAAAATACCATCAAGCCACATAAGCATTTGGTCTTCAGCAGTATAGATTTGTGCATTGTTCATCAATCGGGTTAGGTCGTTAGCTTGTTCCTCGAAATCAGAAACTTTGATGACTGGTACGCGGGTAATATCTAGTGAATATCTCATTTGTAATCTTCTCCATTCAATTTTGTTTCGTATTTTTCAATCCATTTTGGTTTTTGTAGGATATCATAATTAAATGCATTCTCCTCTTTAATTGTAGACAAGAGGAAGTGGTTGTGAATATGTAGTTCTGTTCCATCGGGCTTGTGAGCTACAAACGGAATATAACCAAAGATGCAATCCAAAAAGTAGTTATCTAAAGAATATAGTCTTGCTTTGACATTAGGATGACCTGTGAAATGCTCATCATCCAATTTAAATCTGAACATCTTAAATCGACCCTCGCTAATTGAGTTAGCCATGTATTTATCGAAGTTCAAATTATCCCGTAGCATGTCCATACAGAATAACTTCTGTTCTTTGATACTTTGGAATATGAGGACACGCAAGTCTTTAGGCTTTTCGGAAATAAGAATGAAGGGATAATACCCTCCATTCTCAGTATCCTGCATGAGATTATACCGTGTAGCTACGAATATATTCAATTTAGGAGCTTTAATGTTATGTTTTAACATAACTCCATTGTAAATATCAGCCCATCTAGCAAGTTTTGGTGAGAATGACTCAGTCTTTGTAAAGTTTTCAAGATGAGTTTTAATCCCACTCGCTTTTACTTCATATTCAGAACCTTCCCATCCACTAAAGAATGACAAAATTCCCTTTATCATTTCCTTTCACCTCATTTTCTTTCACATAAAGGCCATCATTAATAACCCCATCAGTATATTCCTGAATTCCGAATGTATACACCCTCTGGGATTTTTCTGAGAGTGGCATCATAGAGAACATAGGATATACTGAGCAATACATATTCACAAGTTTAACTAGTTCCTTAGTATTACCATTCAATGCGAAATGTAACATACGGTTATATAGTTCAGCATTATTACTTCCATCAGGAGCGTTCCAAAGAATACAGATGCACGGTAAATCCCAACCCTTTTTATAAAGGATTAGGAAGTTGTTACCTGCAGAGAAATCCAATAGATGTCGAATTCTACCAGTACGATTGAATAATACATTGTAATCACCAACAACATATTTAGCAGTCTTATCCATATGGTACTGGATAACTTTCCACGAATTACCATCAGTAAATTTCTGGAAGTCTAATAACTTTTTGTCAAAATATGGCATTTCTTTATACCATACTTTCCAACGATAATCCTTCCAATCAGAAAGAATAACACGCGCACTTTCGACATATTCTTCTAGACGATTCTTGATATGCCCACTCACTAATCCTGTCTTTAACAGAAATAAACTCACAAGTTGTTTAAACATTTTATTCTCCTAGCCAATTAGTTTCTTCTTTAGATGGATACTCAATACGGAATTCTGGCATAAAGCGTTCGTCAACAATATCCGAAATTAGATAATTGTGTTCGTGCCATAAGCTTTGTGCAGCTTTGTATTTCTCTTCCGTAATATGGAATAGTCCATAAGTACCATCGGTATTTGGTTTACCAAGACGGTGACGTTCCACGAATGAAATGATGGTGTCATTGATTACTGGATCCAAGTCAGATTCTAAGTCAAGACCTAAAGTCTCAACCATCATATCTGCGAATTGTTCAGTAGTTCCAGCTTTACCTGTCGCAAAGTCAAGTTGCTTAGCGTAGTAAATAATCATTTCGCCAATAGATGCCCAATCAGAATGGATTGTACCAGCACCGAAGTATTCCGTACGGTCACGGATAATATCTTCACGCATGTTCTTATCGCCGATATTTTCTTTAATAGGAATGTATTCCCATGAGAATAACACGGCAAGATTATCGCGCAGCTGCTCATCTTGGATATCATAGCGTTCCATCACAAGTGCACGCCAGTAGTCATAGATTTCAGTTGTGTTTTGATCATAAATACGACGGTCATGTTCCATATCGTTTGCCATTAAAGACTTAATTTGAGCTGTCATTTCTTGTGTGCTACTAATAACCGAGCGTGCAGTAAACATGTTATCACGGTGGTTTAGTAGTTTGCTCCCTTCCTTGAATTTTTGTACGTATTCGAATATGTTTCCGTCCATGTCTTGTTCTTGGATAAGTTCCTCAGTCAGTGGATTATAGTCAACCCCGAAACGTTTCTCATATGGAGATAGTTCTCGACGAATATCATCGTCCGGTGTACGATACCAGTCAAGGCCGTCATTAGGAAGCCCGTCGATTTCACGGATATGTTCCGCGAATTCTTCTTCTCGTTCCACCTGTGCAGCAAGTTTTTCTTCAGTCTTCTTAGCTTCGGCTTGTTCAACGAGTTCTTCGTAAGTCAATCCTTCAGCTTCGAGTTCATCTTCTTCTTTCCACCATTTGTAAATACGGTAAGCGCCATATCCGACGCCAGCCGCACCGACAATACCCAATAATACTTTAACAGGTGTATTCATTTTTAGTTCAATTCCTTTCTAGTTTTCTTAGGAACAAAATCATGGAAATTTGTTGTCGCATATAGGTTGCGAGGTAGTTTCCAGCGTACATAGAATTGGATTTCAGTTTCTTGTTTGTCATCGTTCCATACTTCATGAGCATCCCATTCTAGGTAGAACCCATCAGTATCCGTCCAACCAAATGGTAGAGCTGCTTTAGGAACTTCAAATCCAAGAATATCCAATACTTCAGCGAATGTCAACATTCCTTTTCGCATCATGCGTTCTGTAAGGATGTTATCAGCTTCCTTAATAACGCCTTCGTTATATTCTGGTGAGTCTGAAGCGTATTTGTGTGATTTCTTGAACCACATTCCGTAGAAATCACCTTCATTAGGAACAATTGACTCAACTTCAATTTCTTCACCATCAACTTCAACAGTTTTAGTTTCAAGTGGTGCGTCAATTTTCTTGAATGTTTCTTCGTCAAGGACTGTCTTAGCACGTAGACGGTAACGAGCGTGTTCTTCTGTAACCATAGCAAGAGCTGCAGATACGGCTTTAAGACGGTTTGTTTGGATTGCGAAACCTAAAATAATAGATGCTGTAGATGCTGTTGCGATAGCCACTGGTACTGCTACGTCTTTTGTAATATCTTTTACAACATCAAAACGTGTGAATTCTTCACCAGCAGCTTCCATTTCTTCGTATTTTGCTTTGGTAGCTTCAAGTTTCTTACCAGATTTGATACCTTCATATACAGAATATCCGTATCCAACAAGACCTGCGCCTAACAAAATAACCGGCGCGTATTTCTTACCAAGGATTTTAGTTGTAACCCAAGTTGTTTTGGCGGTAGCTTTTACTGCGTTTAAATCAAATTTCATTTTTACTTACCCCTTTTATTTTTCATCTAAAATTGTGTACGCCATAGCAGATTCACTTGTGAAGTATGAATGCGCCATCACTTTTCTGTCTTTGTTAATATGATCAATGTGATCAAATTCTAAAGACCATTTGTTTCCTTCTTTGTTAAGAGTAAGGTTGTTGACCTCTGAAAATAACATTGGTCGAACTCCACCGATTTTAGGATAAATTCTAATTCTCACCTTCGAGCTCCTTTTTAATTTGTAAATATACTTCATCAATCTTTTTGTTGATGAATTCTTCTTTAGTTTCGTTTTGTTTTAGTACATCTGGAGTTATCCAGAAATAACCGATGCGATACGTGGATCTATCGAAATTATACCATTTACCATTATACTTAATTAAATATAAGTTATTGATTATCTCGTAATGTTCGATATCATACCATGTATCAATGTGGATTCCATTGTGTAATATAACACAGGACATGGAAAGTTCGTAGTCTTTCATGCATATATTATTTTCCTTTCACCCAAATGTAAGCAAGAACAACCCAACCAAATGGTGGTGTTAATAATAAGAATAAAGTTCCAAGACAGCTTTTCATTTTACTTTCCTCCAATAAATGATTTTAAGTTTTTATTAAACTTTTGTTTTCTTTCACGAAGTAAACGAATACGTTTCTGAGATTCAGTCTCTTTCTCATATTCATCTTTTTCCATTAGAGCAATATAATACTCTTTACCTAATTTGTTTCGATCACTAAAATCTTCAGGTAACATTAAACCTCCACAGGTTGAGGGAATTGGATTTTAAATCCTCCACCTCGAGCAGCAACAATACGAGCGCCTTGTAGGCCTTGTCCGTTGCCAGTAATAGTCCAACCAAATGATTGGTCTGTAAATTTAGACGGTTGGTCAGATAACTCATAGAAATCCCCAACAGTCACTACGCCGTACGCATCCAAATTAGCAAGCATGATGTTAAATACTTCTTGCGCATCCTGACGTGTGTCGAAAATGATTTCTTCAACATAATTCGACGCCTTACGATTGCGTTTGGCATAGCTTTGTGTATAGTCCTGACGATTTGCATCTCGCCAAGAGTCAATACGAGTAACATTATTTACTCCACGACCCCAGTAACTTGGCGTAGTTCTTCGAGCATGGATATAATCTTGTCCAAAAATAGCGCGCTGGATAGCCGTTGTAGCCATATCCGCTAGTCCATTCTGGATACTAGGTACAACTACGTCGTAGAACATATGTCCTGACCAACCACGGAATCCTTCTTCTCCGAAAAAGACATTTCCGAGCCATTTTCCAACCCCGGATTTTTTCACCCGACCCTTTGCAACTGGTTGGATATGTTTATCCATCATCTCATTTGCCTCATCAAGAGGTTTCACCTTAGTTTTCACCTTATTGTAATCTGTTTTTGTCATTCCCTGACCCCTTCTACTTTAGCCATCCATTTAGCGTCTGCTTGTGCCATATATTTCTGAACTCCAGAAATAGCTGTAAAGCGTTCGCCTTCAAATGCCATTCTATCATTATACACATTTAATTCCGTTGCGAAATCCGCGAGTAAAATATCTCGAGGACCATCTAAAGGAATATAGAATGTTACAGTGTGGTTGCGGTTTTCAACTTTAACCGCCCCGTAGTCCTCTAAAATAACCATAAAATTATTCGCTAGTTTTGTTTTCGCCTGTTGTATATCCCCAGACATAATGGGTTAACCCAACAATACCTCCAGTCACAAATCCTGCAATTCGCGGATCAAATCCAAAGTAATATACCATAGCCGTATACGCCAATGAATATAACAATCCACCTGATAACAACATAATCAAAAAACCAAATAAAGTTTTCACTAGCTTCTCCTTTCAAATTTAAAAAAGAATACCGAGAGTAATTCTCAGTATTCTTATGAAACTTATTATTCTTCGTTGGTAGTAAAATCACCTTCAAGAATGTTTTCGTCAGAGTGTCCTTCCGTTGCGACAGCTTCTTCTTCTGCAGGTTTTGATACAGCATTGAATACTAGTCCTGCGACGAGTCCAATGGTAGCACCGATTACGATTTTCTTGACGATTGGTCTTGCGTGAGCAGCGATTTCCGCTGTTGTTTCCCAAAAACCTTTCTTCTCTTCAACCACAACCGGAGTCACTTCAGTGACCGCGTCTACAGTTTGTTCAGCAGCTTCAGCAACTGTATCTACAACCTCTTTAGAAGTGTCTACAACTTCCTTGATTTCTTTTGAAACATTTTCTTTTGACATGATGATGTCCTCCTTTTATTTTTATCGTTTCATTATAAGCTATGTAATTTCTGCGGATTTTTATAATCCAGCAAGACATTCCTCACGGCTAGCCATATATTTTACCGGAGGAAGTCCTTTTCTTTGTCGAACAATATTTATTTCATTGTAAATAAGTTTTAATCTGTATTTACAAAATTTGCTAATAGCCATAGAATCTGTTCTGATGCTATGATCGTAGTGTCTAGGATAGGTATCGTCACCGAAGTCAAAATAACCTAATTCACACTTATAATGGAACACAGATGCACACAATTCAACAATATATATTTTCGGTGTATACCCCATACGACGCATATTAGTCCTCCTTTTTAATAAAATGAATAACCACATTTGAATTCGGAACATCAATTTCAATTCCGTTATTGCTTGCATAAAAGCTATCTGCCAAATGGTTCATTTGTTCGTAGTCCATTTCAAGACGAACGTGTTGTTTCATACTAAATAGTCCTCTCCTAAATAATAACGTAACCAAGTCAAAGTGTCCCAGTTATTAGTTTCTACTCGATTATAGATTGTGTCTACAACGTCTAAAAAATATCTAATGTGTTCTTTATCAACTGCGTGTTCTTTTGGATGTGCAAATGGTTCGAACCATAAGTTCTCCCCCATTATACTCTCCATCTCATCGTAGTAAAATCCCTCCGCTAATGAAGCAATTAACTCATCCACCATATTCCGAGATATATTCCAAATACACAATTGACTATCTAACTTTTCCGTATTATCGGACACCATTAACAAACCAAATATATATCTCTTATAATCCTCTTCGAATTTTAGTTTAGTCCAATTTCGAATGAGTCTATTAATATACCAGTCGTCTATAAAGAATAATTCTTTTAACGGTAAATTAAGTATGTTTTGAGTTACCGTGTCATAGAACTCTTCCTTAGATAACACTAGGGTATATTCTTTGGTAGAATTCATCAGTTCAACCCTCTTCTTCACTATTTTCTTCCAGAACTTTTTCGTAGTACTTTTCGAATTCCTTACGCAATTCTGTAGCGCTCATAAATGCTCTACGATTGTCTGGGTCATTTTCGATTTTGTCAGCCGTTTCAGATATCAATTCATACAAGAGTTGATAGTTTTCATGCATAACATCTGCAGTTCCAAATATCGTCTTGTAATATGATGTATCCAACATAGTCAACAACATGGTGTCAATAATCTTTCGAGCAACTCGAAAGTAATATAGATCCATATCAACCACATGCATCTCGGGCGGAATAGTCATAATGAATTGAAAATATCGTTTGTAGTCTTCTTGTGCAGGACTATTACCAGATTCATCTGGTTCGGTCCATGCAGTAATATATTTGTCAATTTCATTGTTAGGAATTAACAAAAAGTCATCAAGCGGCATCGCTTTAATCATATCAATAATAGTCTGTTTGAATTCGGCAGACGTTTTAACAATAGGTTTAGCCATATTTACCTCACTTTATAAATTTTCCCAAATTGATACCATCATAAATAGGTATATAAACAAAATGAATAACATCCCAGTAAATGCCATCATAAATCCCAATAACCCCATAGTACTCACCAAGTTTAACATTAGAAGAAAACCAATTGTTTCTGCACATAAAAATAAGAAACTTATTGCTATCGCGAATAACACATCTGGTAAGTTCCATTTTAGTAAATCTTTAATTTTATCCCACATTAGTGTTCCCTTTTCAAATAATAATTTCTGACAATTTCTTTAGGTGTCAGATCTCTGTTAAATACACCATACACATAAATTGTGTAAGTCCATCGGTCTCTACGAATATCATATTGTAACGGAGTTACCTCTGTGATAATACCTGCTTTAAATATTGATAATTCATCGTGTAGAATTTCTGGATCAATTTTTTGAATCTCATCGGACATCCTAGTATATCGTTCGTATCCTTGCATACCAATTTTTTGAAGATTTGTAGATACTTCAATTTTAAAACGGTTTTCATCAATCCGTTTAACATACTTCTTTAAAATTGGATTTTTTGTTTCTCCCATGTTTTTACCTCCTCACAGAAAAAAGAAAGGGATAAGTAATCCCTTTATTTGAAAAATTTACTTGACACCACGCCCCATAACTTGGATGTGATGATATTCATTTGTTCAAATTGAAGAATGCCTGCCATTCCAATGACGTCGACAATAGTCTTAAGAATAGTTTCTGGTTTAATCTTATTTTTATCGCGTTCATTCTTGATAGCAATAAGTTTTGCCAGTTTTAGACTTAAGTCCATTACTTCTTCATCGGTTTCGGCGAGACCAATCTTAACTTGATACTCCTCGATTTTCATATCCAAGCCATCGTAGCAGATAGCCATAAATAATTTATCCATAATATTTTTACCTTCCTTTCATTATAGCCTAGGAAAATCCTGCGCAACAAATCTTCCTATCATATTTACCTCACTTTTGACAAATGTAATACAATATACGGAGTATGAAATACGTCTTCTGATTTACAAAAATTCATACTCTTTAGATAGTAATCTTCATGAACTTTTCCGCCTATAATAAATGTAGTTTTACATTTAGGAGGCATTGTCAACTTCGCAAATCGACATGTATTCCTAATATGTTGATAATATGGTATAGTAACGCCAATCTTCTTCTCGAAATATTCTCCCGTAAACCAATAGTAAGATGATTCGTCCCAAATAGTAACATCTTGAAAAGAATACACTTTACCGTCTATCTCAAATATAAATCTATGAATTGGTTCCATTAGTCATCTCCAAAAATCTTGCGCAATTCGTCATTTTGGTCCTTAAGAAACATAGATTCTCCTAGTTTCCCTTCTTCCCCAATCGCTTCATTAAGTTCGCGATTATATTTCGTATTTCGTCGACCAAGGATAAGATATGCCACTGCGGTAAGGATGCCTGTAGCAGCCATACCAATAGCCCCTTTAATTTGTTCATTCGCACGACCATCGACTTGTCCGCGGTAGTATGCTTCTTGCATATCTTTGTCATCGAATTCCACACCTTCAATTTTAAACATATTTTTAAACATCTTAATTTCTCCTTTACTCACTTAAAATTTTGTCTAATACGCGTAGACCAACAACAATATCTATTACCTGATTGTTGGATAGACGTGACGAAGTATACGCTGCTTTAATACAGTACAAATATAGATTTTTCATACAGTGTTGTACATCAGCCATTTTAATTTCGGACCGAATATCTTTTATCTCATGAGCACGGGCTTCTACACGACTAACTTTATCCATATCTGAAACTAAAAGAGGAATGCTTTCTTTGCAATCCTCCTTCAGTTTCTTATTGAAAAATAGCCATGTCCAGAAAGTATTACGGTCTTTTAACTTATCATTATTCAGCAGATACATTTTCAGCCTCCTCCAATTCAAACATCTTTTGGATTTCTGGATCATTGTTCAATTTTTCAACAAGCTGCTTATCGATGTTGATACAACGACGTCTGAAATGATGACTAATAATTTTTGATAAAAATCCTACAGTCAACAAAGTCCATCCGCCAACAACAGAATGACGTCTTAGACTATTAAATAGACATTGTAGTTGTCTATTATCGTGATGTCGGTTAATATCCTTAGAATATTTAGAATAAATAAGAGTGTACAATTCGAGTTCTTTATCGTTAAGTTTTACATTTTTAATTGGCATAATTTTATCCTTTCTGAAAAAAAGAGGATACATAAGTATCCTAAGTCTATCTAAACATATCAAAAATCCAATTGAGTATTTTTAATCCAATCAGCATTTTAATTGCTCCCCATAAGTCTTTCATTATGTGTTCCTCCTTTAAAATCCCTCATTACGAAGTTTTCGTAACACGTTTTGAACTGTAGTTAAACGACGTTTATGAAATTCAGAATCTTTGTCGATATACCCTTGCTTTTCGAGTTTCTTTACATAATCCTCTTCAAGAACAGCGTATAACGCTAAGAATCTAAATCCAATTTCTCTAACTATTTTTCTGAACATGTTGTGTTCCTCCTATAAATTTTATTTCATTATAGGATGTGTAAATACTGCGATTACAAACTATTAAATGCGTCCGCCATTTTTTGATATTGTACCTGAATAATTACTGGATTTTGCATTGCGTTTAGTAAATCTTTCGATACATCAGCAGCATATTTATTTAAGAAGAATTCTTTAACAAACATGAAATCTTCCTTGATTTCCTCATTTTCAATAGTAATAGCCTCTTCGGCGTGCAGGATAAATAAGCTTGTAGCAGCCTTATCAATTAAGTCCGTTAGTCTAGGATAATCCATAATAATACTCTTGAACATAAATAAGAGTAACATATCGTTAGACTTCATCGCCATCAAATCTGGTCTAGTCAGAAAATTGATAGGTTCATTCCTCATCGTCATCACCTCCTCCTTTAAGTAAAATACTAATGATCTCCGTGATCATTGCTAGTGATAAAAGTGTTAAAATAAAAGTCATATGTATACCTCCTTTAAATGACTTAATCAAACTCTCCATATATTTGAACTGACAATAAACGTTGAGGCTTCCTCCTTAAAATAATTATTTATGAAGAGCTTGATAAAATCAAAAAAAAGAAAGGAGCATTTAAGCTCCTAATCTTATTCTTCTTTATTAGTGTGTCGTACCAATAATGATAATGCAACAACAGCAGTTCCTACAGTCAGTAAACCTTCAATAGTACCTTGACCAGCTCCTTTAAGGCAACTAACAATAAATTTGTCGTTTTCCTTAACCTCGAGTGGTGTGTCTACGAAATTCACCAAACCTAAAAATCCTTTGTTTGTCATCATGTTGATATCCTCCAATATTTTTATTTCATTATAGGGTGTGTAAATCCTGCGGATTACGTTAACTTCCTATAGTCATTGATAAGTTTGTCGGGGAAATATTCTCCCTCATTATTTACGTCAAGTATCGGTACTTTTTCTCCTACGTCTAACATATCAGCAACCGTGTGAGAATATGCCTTAATTGTAGCAAAGAACATTGGCGCATCTTTTCTTGAGATATATACAGTCTGAGCAGTATGTCCTTTCTTTGGTTTTGGATTATGCAATCTTATACCTTCAAAATAACTTCTATCTGGGTCGATGAAACCTGACATAATTACTGGTACGTCATTAGCCACCAAGTTAATATACACAACATACTCCTCGATCTTCTCATCGTAATATGCATGGATGTATTTAAAAAGAAGAGAATGTACATTTGGCATTCTCTTAGTAACTCCGAACTTACGTCCGGTCTTTCTTGTCGTTTTCCTTTTCTTGCTAATAGGCATAGCAAACCTCCCTAAAATAATTTTCAAAAAAACGAAGGATTGAATATGCGGCATCGCACCGCACTTCCATTTCTGGATGCTTTCCTAAAACCTACTAAGCATATTCTTCTGGCTTATTCCTTCATTATAGCGCATGTAATTTCTGCGAAAAAAGAGAGGGGAATTAACCCTCTGATGATTTTATAAAGATTTATAAAACTCCACGATTTCTTCGAATTCACCTTTACGTTCTTCTAAGTATACAGTGAGTTCTTTTACGTGTTTGTTAAATGCATCTTTAACATTTTCATCATTCTTAATTCCCTCAATAATTGATTCATTTACTTCCATCAATCGACCATGTGTCTTAAACATTTTGTTAGTTCTATCTACGATTTCTTCAAATGAAACAGCTTCAATAACAGCATTTGCTTCACGACGCAAGCGTTTGTACAATGCCTTGATGTACTCAATAGTTTGTAGGTTAGCTTTTGAATAAGTAACCACAATCTTACATTGTTCATCTAACATTTTTCCAAATTCTGCGTCATTTAGCATATAAGCTAATTGAACCATATTAGTTTGATTAAGTGATAGTGTATTTTGTTTAGTCATGATGATGACCTCCTATAAATTTTATTTCATTATAGGACTTGTAAAAAATGCGAATTTGAGATGAAAATCACACCCGGGCAAATTTTTGAAATTCGAAAAAAGAGGGAGCCATGTAGACTCCGTACTTCTATTTATTAATATAATCATTGTATGCTTTAGCCGCTTTAGCATAGTGATGATCCATACCGATTTTAGTCAATTTAACTTGTCTATCGTATGCTTTACCCCAGTCATCATATCCCTTGCCCCATTGAGGACGATATCTACGGGTTATCTTTTTCAACTTATCGTATTCTGCAAGATGTTCTTTCTTAACATACTCTCGATAGTTAGGACTAGACTCTCTACGACGATAATCAATATCTCGCATTGTGTCTTTATATGATTTGAGTTTGGCGTATTCTTCTTTTTGACGTTGAAGAGTTTTCTTTGTTAACGGAGAAAATGCATGCTTACGAGTTTTCCTTTGCACGGCTTTCCACTCGGCATTATTATATCTTCTCTGATTAGAATAATCATCAAGCATTCCTCTATGGGTATTGGCATAGGCTTTATTTAATTTGTCCACACCACCCATAAAACGGTCCCAACCATTATTCAAATGACCAATCCCAGAAGATATTTTTCTAGCAGCACGCTGACCCCATTTCATTCCTTTAACACCGTGGTGTTGGATAATATCATTAGTGTTCATATTAAAGTACCCGACCAGCGTCTTTATAATTACCACCGGCGTTCTTCTTACTCATTTTATATCGCTCTTTTAGCTTTTTACGAGCGGCCATATGCTGTTCAGAATTACGATTCTCTAGTCGAGCAATCTTATCTTTACTACCTTTCATAGTACCGATCTTATCTTCTAATTTAGAATATTTCTCGTTGATAATTCGTTTATCTTCTTTATATTTCTTTTTAGCAGCAATTCGATCATCTACGTATTTATTAACATAATCTAAACGACGATGTGTATTTAAAACTCTACCTTTCATGAGAGTCTTAAAATTGGCTTTATTAGTAAGAATTGGATGACGTAATTCGTTATACTTATTACGAACAAAAGACTTAGCGTATGCTTTGGTTTTTCTAACACCCCATTTCATACCCTTAGTACCAAAGTGTTCGATAACATCTTGACAGTTATCTGTATGTAGCAATTCGTTTTCTGAAATGATTAACATAATTTAACCTCCTGGATAGTGAATTTTAGTATTTAGTTGACTGATAATATCCAGCAGTTCATAATAGTTATTCCTGTATGATACAACCATATTCGTCAAGATAAATACGTAATATAAAAGGGTAAGCATTCCCACAAATGAGAGAATGCTGATTACCCATAAAATCTTTTCGGATTTCTTCATATAAAATCCTATTTATTTTTAAAGTCGTTAGGATTCAGATGAACGACGTCTTGCCACTTTAAAATTTCGACAATACCGTTGTTGTGATAGTTTTCAAATAACTTATACACATCTTTTTCATCTTCTTTGACTGTCAACAATTTGTTGATCGTAACGACAGCATAGTCACCTTCCCAACCCTCAGCTTCATAATTTGGAATACGAAGTTTAAGTTGTTGGCCAGGGAAATATGATTCACCCAATTCAGGTTCTTTCAAATAGTTTACAAGAGTAGCAAATTGAGAATCATAAATAAATGGAGAACGTAGAGTCACATCAAGGATAGTAGTCATCAATGAGTGGTCGTCTCGGGTCTTAAGTAAAGCAATAAGAACTTCACCTAATTCAGTGTCGCTTTGTGATTTCATTTCTTCCGTAAGAACATAAGGATATTCATAACGGAAATATGGGTTGTTATCTACAACAGCAACTTTAGTACCTTCTTCTGTTTCGAAGCGTTCAATTTTTAACATAGTTTAAAACCTTCCTACCATGTGAACTTATCTGGCCATGGTTCATCTGTAATATAAGTCATATTTGCAAAACGGATATCTGATATATCCTTATCTCTTGGTACATCTTCTAGGAATTGAAGACGAATTTGACGGGAGTCAGTATTGGCGCCAATATAGAATGTACCGTAAGGAACACCGGCATCGTTTGTCATATTTCCAATTTTAGAGGAAGTAGGACAGAAACCTTTCGGTAAAGCATTAGGCGCAATAATAGAACAGAATTTATTTCTGTTTGATGGGTGTTCCATATATCCAACAGCACCGCGGCGTTTAATACCAAACCATCCCCATGATAAACCACCCCAAATTAATTCCACAATTCCATTAACTCGTCGGAACCATAACTTAGATCCGCCGAATACGGTTTGTGTTATTGGAGCTAGGACTTCACCAGTGTCTCCATACAATACTTTCCAGGAATCTCTAACATAATCTCGATTAGCACCAGTGTTATATGCCCTAATTTTAATCCATTTAATAGCGCCATTCTTTTTAAGACGATCGACATATACAGCACCTACAGGTAGAGCCTGCAGTTTCTCTATGTTATTATCGTCATATGGGAAGTTATCGCCGTAGACTGTATCAACATCATTTCCTTGTGCAGTATTACCTGAATTAGAAGATGAACTTGACGACAGTCCTTGGAGAGCAGTGTGCAATTCAGAGTTCTTAATATAATGGTCTCCGTCATTACTTAATTTAGTATCGATTGCAGTGGAAATAGAGTTCTCTACTTCACCAACTTTTGTTCTGAGAGTTTCTAAGGAAGTCTCTTTAGCAAAAGAATCTGTTTTAGGGATTGTGAATGATGTGTCCCCCACAGTCACCTGAGTCCCGTCCTTAGTATCAACCTTAGTGACATCAGCCTTCTTGACATATTTACCATCTAATAATGAAGTCATGTCTGTAAAAATATTATTGACGTAATCTGAGTTAGTCTTCAATACTTCCACAATCTTTTGACTTGTTAGATTGTCTGTAATATACGTCGCGATAGCTCCAGATACACTAGTTTTGAATTCTTCCAAACTAGTAATATCTGAAGTGTTTTTAGTGACCTTAGCCTTTAAAGTTTCTACTTCTGATTTAGTGTCATTAGACACTTTTAATGCTGAATTAATATCACCTTTAATATTGTTTAGAGTATCTGTTATGGCATCATTAATATTTGAAGCAAAATTAGTACTTTCGAAATACTTATTCAAATATGTCTCAGTGTATTCTTTAGCTGCAGCAATATCAGTCTTAGATGTTTCAGTGATAAGAGTCATCAAATCCAATTTAAGTTGAGCAGTGTCAATAGAATTGATAATATCTGTCTTAGCTGTAAGAATTTTAGTGTCTAGGGCAGTGAGAATATCAGACTTAATGGTTTCAGCATTCAAAGCTGATACTTTTGTATCAATTTCACCGATACGACTCTCCTGATTTTGCAGAGATTTTGATTGTTCTGTTTTGAGTTGCTCGAGAGATTCGGTTAGAGACTTAGTAATCTCTGCTTGGATCTTCTTAGCATCAATCATCTTAGATACTCGATTAACAATATCGTTCTTAAGAGTATCTGTATCAACAGCAGTACCGGCCTTGTCGACAACACCCTTCTCGGACACAATCTTTTCTACAAGACTTCGAATGAAATCAGTATTGACAATATCGGTCACTACTTCAATGAAAATTTGCTTTTCATTTGTATCGAAGTCACGCACGAATGCGTATTTATCTTCCCCATAGTGCACCCGAGTTGCCCCATCAGTATCTTTAGGAGAATACACATCCAATTTCATAGTAATAGCATCGATTAAGAATGCTGTTTTTGGAATAATAATTTTCGCATACCCCGAATAATTAATTAGATTATTTGGGATATCGACCACAAGAGTCCCTTTATCAGGTTTCCATGTGGCGTTTAGTTCTGTTTTGGTATCGTGAGATGCCCTAAAAATAACGCCAGAGATGATTTGCTCATCTCCAGCTTCTGGTTCAGAGAATTTGATACCAATAGAACGGTCTGTACCATCATCAATAATGGTAACAGGCGTATCTAAATATATCATTTAAACCTCCATTATTGTCCAATAGTTAGTGGATAAGCAACCCCTACGCCGTTCATTTCAAGACTTCCGTTTTTCACAAAGTCAGATACAGGCTCGCCGTTATATATAAATTCTTTATTGAATTGTACGAATACAAGTTTACCTTCATCATTAATTTCTTGATGGTTTGGATCTTCAATCACGACAATATCATTTGCTTTGTATGTCTTACCTACTTGAGCCTTCTCAAGAAGACCAGCAAGTTTTCGATACACCACTCCATACACAATAGAGCCAGACATAATGGTATGAAGAACCATAGCATAAATGAAATCATCACGACGACGGTCTTCAAATTTCTTTTGTTCGACTGTTTCATTAAGTTCGTCCACCTTCTTAGTAGTTTCTTTGAATTCAATTTCAGAGAAATACTCTTTGTGGAATGCTAGCAAACATTTTTTAACATATTCGTTTTCATCACTTGCATTGTTGAGTTTATGCTCACCTTTTAAATATACAGTGATAAGATTGGTGGGCGAATCGGTATACAATTCAAACAATGTCTTTTCGACATTTCCAGTACCATCATACATAGGATAGTATGAACGAATTTTAAAGTTACTCATTTGTAATTTCCTCCGTAATAATATTTTCATTTACTTTAATGTTGTCGATTGCTCGATTCATTTTAAGATCTTCGATCTCCTCATTTTTTAATTCCAGGTTTACCTGAAGCTCAATAATCTGAGCTTTCAGGAGACCTAGTTCGAACGTCATTTCTTGAATTAAACGTTCTGTTACTTTATCCATAATTCTAATCCTATCTAATTTTTATTATCCAAAGAAACGATCATTACTCCAATTGTATTGATTCTGCGCCTGGTATAATGGAACGTAGTATGTATGCGCCATATTTGAACCGTCATTTACGTATAAATATGCGCTAGATCCTGTTGTAGAGTCGGTTTGTCCTTTGAAAGTTATTAGAAATAGTCCTCTAACTCCATACACAATAATATTTCCGTTTTGGTCGCCCTTAAGCGGGTAATTTCTCCATGCATTTGTCATAACTGGGGTGTAATAATTACCGTCAGTTTGCCTGCCATTAAACCAAGTTGGTCCAAAGAATCGTCCGTTCGTCCGAATAGTGGCACTTGTACTTGATCCATCCCAACTTCCGTGATGACCATCGACATATAGTGTTCCGTTTGCTGCTCTTAAACGAGTTCTATCACCAATATCAATCCCTCTGGTGAATATGTTATCGATAATACCAGTAGTTGCCATCAAATTCTCAAACTCTGCTCTTAGACCGGTAATTTTTCTAACATTCACATTATTAATATGCGAATTATTAATAACAGCTTCGCCGATTTGTGCAGAACCAATCTGGCCATCACCAATCATTGTCTTTTTGATAATACCATTTTTAATAATTGCGTCGCCATCCAATTCAATTGTTTTACCTTTAAGGCGTACTCCATCTGGTGTTGCATTAATTTCAGTAACCAAATTAGTACCAGAACTTAATACACGGATAGCGTAGGAATTTGCTAGTTGCTTAACAATGGTACTAGATATACCAGTTGCTGGAAGATACTCCCCAATAGTATTTCCACGAACAAGCATGATATCCGAAATAGATATTTTACCTACTTTATCCACATATACTCGGAATGGTAATACATCCGCATCGTCAAATACAAGAGTTTCATTAATTGTAAATGTAGTAGTAAATTCTGTCCAAGCACCGATTTTTATACTATTACCATCACGATTATCTGTTGACCGCAAATACAATATTTGGTGATATTTACCTCTTTTTTCGTCTTTAAAATCTATAGAATACGCACTTTCTCCAGGCACATCCTTAGAGGCGTCGATAAGATATTTAAAGGTAATAGTGTAAGTTTCACCATAATTCATACGGGATACGGCCACTGGTAAAGTGACACCGATCCATCTTTTTGGATCTTTTTCGTTTCTATTAAGACTAACATCAAATGCGTTTTTACCATAGAGACCAGGGATAGGCGACATATAACCCATTCCTTCTTTGAAATTTGTTTTAGCACCCGCAAAAGTCTCAGTATCCAAAATAAGGTTTGTTCCTGCAGCAGCTCGACTAGTGATTGTGGTTTGGAATTGTTTACTATCCATAACCATTTGAGCAATCTTGGTAGGAATACCATTTTCACTCTCACCAATAGTTCTAGTAAATAAATCCACTTTACTTACAACTTCTTGGAACTTACTATTATTAGATATGTCAATATCCAAAGGATTTTTCTTAAATCCATTTACGAATTTAGTTTGTTCGATTTGTAGATCAGTGAAGTAGAAGTTCACGGATCTACCAGGAAAAATAACAAGTTTGAATCTTAATTCTACAGAGTCATCTTCCAATTCAAAAGAGAAACCAACCCGATATAATTTTTTTTCATTAGAATACATATCTCGAAGACCATCTTCATATGGTTTAAAATGATGAGAATATCTTTTGGTTTGTCCTGCGGAATTCACAGACACCAACTCAAATGTAAATAATGAATCTCCCTTATCCCAAGTAGTGAAGTTTCTACCTTCTCTAGCCACATCGGCGGATATAGTAACAATATCACCTTTTTTGAAATTTAGTTTATTGACAGTTTGATTTAGCCAGTGATAAGTTGTTGAAGTTCCGTAAATATGGATGAGTCCTTTTCGTTTAAAATTACCGAAGCCATGGTTACCGAAATCAAATACAACATCACCTTTATCTCCGCCGTAATGTTCAAAATTCCAAAAGTCCTTTTTAAACTTTTCCAAATCCGAAATGTTAAGTTGGAAATCACCGTTTCTTAATATGTTCTGTCCACCAGTATCATAAAGATTATCTTCAACAGCAGCAACCCAATCGACCGGTGAATCTGCTGTATGCAGAATACAGTTTTGAACTCGGAATTGTGTATTATTGGAATTATCCACACGGAAGCGAATATGATTGGATTTAGACCATACATAATCACTAATTGTGACAATACCAACTTTATCGACCCAATCTTGTCCAGAAATATTCATATCTTTGATATTACCTTGGCCTTCCATATTTTGGAAACCTTGAAGATATTGGTTATCAGCATAGAACTCAGGTGTAACTCTAGCGTTTGAGACATTACCATCGAATTTTACACGATATTGGATTATCATTTTAGCATTTTTAGGAACGCCTAAATCTTTAAGAGTTCTACCGCCCACAAAATTATAACTTTTTATAGTCTGGAAATTATTACTATTTAAAGTATAACTACCAGAATATTGTGTTCTATCTGTTTGAGAAAGATAGTTTCTTCCGCCGTATTTCTTAGGAATTTTTTTAACAACATCAACAAGGCTTTCTTTAACAAGTCCGACTTCTCTCGTTATAATATTCTGTGTATCATTACGAACACTTGCACCAAGTTCATTCATTGAACTAGTTATGGCTTGACGTATTTTTCCAGACTCTTGAACAATACTACTTGTAATCAAACTTTCAACAGTTCCAGGAACATTCTGAGTAACCCTCTGAACAATACGACCTTCGGAAGCTTGAATCTCAGCATTTGTATAAGCTTTTGATTCTTCTTTAGCCGTAGATACCGCTAAATTAATTTGTCCAGGTATTAAATCAATTTTAGAAGTAGTTGTATCTAGAACGCCTTTAATACTATTAATCTCACTAACCGCTGTTGTTACTCGGTTAGCTGTTTGATCAATCAATGAACGAATATTTTTTATTTCGCCAACTGAAGAAGATGCGATAGTTTGTTCCAATTGTGCTAAGTTTCTATCAATTGTGTTTTTATACTCAGCCACAACTTCACTAATATCCTCATCATTAGGATGCCAGTCAGATAATACATGACTTTCTTCCAATTGAAAAGCTGATACGTAGACTTTATTATTATCCATTGAAGGTTTTTGTAATCGGAATGTAAATAAATTTAAATCGTCAGGGTCTAAATTCTCCGGAGTTTTAAATTTAATCCAATGCCGCTTCCATTCAGGAGTAGCCGTCCATAATGAATCGTTAATCGAAGTTAATTGCGAATTATTTCCATCAGTTCCATCTTGACTAAATGTAAATCCTCTAGGATCAGAATGAAACATTTTAGCAGTGATATTTATATCTCTATCCGCTTTTGTATAGAATGAAAATGTATATTCTTGATTAGGTTTAAGTTTAATCTCGGCATTTCCTGATGGATAAAACTGTAAATCACTTGGTCCGCCTCCGCTACTTGCTCTGACATTAAGATCTTTAGAGCCTAATCTGAACTTTTCTGTTGGATGTAAATCCCAGTTTCCAAAATCTCTATCCAACATTTTGTCTGAGAATCGAATAAGGTTGTTTGTACCAATTTTAAGATTAGAATATCGTCTAACAATACCATTCTCAAGTTCAGTAATATCTTTTGTAATTTTAGATATGAGAGCATTTTTGTCCGCTAACTGTGCTTGAGATAATTCGGCAATCTTGCCTGAGATATACTCTTTATTGGTATTTAAGTCATTCGAAACTTCCGCCAATTTCGATTTAGCAGTTTTTAATTCTTCTCGAATAGTCTTTTCAGACTCGGCTATCGCAGAAATGGCATCTTGACTAACTTGGTCTAGTTCGTCCTGTAGTTGCTCAGTGCTCAACTCATATTGGTCGAATAAATCAGAAACTTCAGTCATGATATCATCGATTTGATTGTTGATCATCTCAGTGAAATTGGCAGGCATGACAAGAACCCACTGGGTACCGTCATATCGATACATTTCTGTCTCTCCACCACCAATATCTTTGAACCACATATCATTTTCTTTTAGCCCTTCAGATGGTGGTTCGTCAGGACCATAAAAGTTTCTATTTTTACCATTAGCACTTTCCATAATAGTATTAATAGATCCTTTAAAATAATCAACAGATGCGTCAATTTCTTTTCTAGTTAAATCTTTCCACTCAGCTCGCTGTACATCAGCAAGGGTAGAAGAATCCTTACCGTCAGAAGTCGCAACAATCTTAAGTATACGCTCTCGCATTGAGTCATACTCTATCTCAGATACCTTAAGAGTAATATCAACATCTAATTTTGGAACGTAAACATCTACTGTATCACACAATTGAATATCTACAAGAGCTTTAATAATAGCTCGTTCATATGCCGTGGTATCTTGTAGAGGTACCATGTCAACTTCAATTTTGATATTAGGAATATCCACATTTGGATTTTCATCAAAATATGTTAACGCTTCAGAAGAAACCATAGCCGAAGTAATAACGAATTTTGTATCTTCTTTGATTTGGTCTTGACGGGCTTTACGAGCGGCTCTTTCTGCTTCTTGAGCAGCTCTCTTTTCTGCTCTTGCTTGTTTAGAAGCGGCTTTACGTGCTCGTCTATTTTCTTCTTGTTGAACCCATTTTGCTTCACGTTCTTGTTCACGTGCTTCCCATTGTGCATCAGCTTCAGCATATCTAGCGGCAGCGTTACCTTTACCTCTACGACCAGAAGATTGTCCACGTCGTGAAACAGATTCTGCACGAGCTTGAGCTCGTTTCTGTTTTTGTTCTTCGTGTTTTTGTTGACGTAATCTCTCACGTTCTTCTTCTAGAGCAGAAGCATTAGCCTCCGATGTTCTTCGTTTTTGCGCATCAATTGCTCTATTGTTTTCTTTTTCGGCTTTTAATCGTTCTTTTCGCTGCTCTTTTAACTGTTGTTTATCATCCTTAAATTTATTTGAGATATCAACAGCAACGATACGCTTTTGCGCATAATCGTCATAATGATCAGATTTAACAATATCGCCATAGACAATAACTTCTTTTTGGTTTTCACCTTCAGGAGTATATTTAGCATATGGTAAAATACGAGTAAACTTACCGTCCATATTAGTAGTAATCTTAATGTTCTTAAGATTCTTACGAGGACGAACCGTAGTGACATGTTCACGGCCTCGAGCACGATATAAGAAAATTTCATCATTCGTCCGTTTAATTTCTCCCCCATAGACAGACGTTATTGAATTTTCTTCACCACTTAAAATCGCTAATACATTCGAAATTTCCTCAGATTGGTAATCTGTACGAAGTACTAAATCGCTATGAAAACGATATTGAACTGGATCAACAGCATTTTCTAAAATTGTATCCCATAATTCTAGAGGAGATTTACTCCCCGCGAAAAATGGTTTAACAACATTACCGCTAAGCTCATCAGTCTTGCTGACGGCTTTAACGGTTAGTTTATTCTGGTCCAAATCTGACTGTACTTCATATATACGAAATGCATGTTCTTCATCGTAGTCATTTGGTTTAGTAAAAATATAGCGACCTTTTGTAATTTCCGTAGCCCAGTCGCCTTGAACAGGATACTCCATTTCCAACTCGAATTTACCATTACGAGCTTCGGTAACTTTACACTCCTCCGCGTCATGGAGGATAGCAATACCATTACTACGAAACTGTTTTTCGTCCTGTTCGTATAATATAGGTCTCATACAAGAACCCTCCAATTAGGTTTGATTGTTAAAGTTGTGTTAAAAGATATACCATCAGGTCTAGCAATTTTTACATTACTAGGTCCTGGATTCAATTCATAGAAATCTTTACCCATAGTTCTATTGTTTAGATTACGGATATCTCTTCTATTTTGTGTAAACGTAGCATAGTTTTCGCAATCCACAACAACATTTTCATTATTTAATGAACGGAATCCCATTTTTGTATTTCCAATAGTAATATCTATATCACCATAGACATTACTAAATGACACTGTTGGTTTTGCGGTATACAATGTTGGATTAGTTAAAGTACCACCATTACCGATAGTAATATCTCTAACATTTCTTAAGTATTTATATGGTTGACATTTCAACTTTACAGTGAAACTAATAGAACCGTCGTAAAAATACTTATTTTCGAATACCAACTCTGTAAGAATAACTTGATACGAGTGATTTTCATCAAAGTAAGGGACGAATGAAACCCATTCGCCTCTCCCTTGATTGAATAAAGTGTAAATAATGTTTCTGGCAGAAGATATACGCTCATGATTATCACCATGAGTTCTTCCGTCATAGAAACATTTTAATTCCATTTCCGTTGTTTCGTATCCATCATCGTCATATACAAGTTCACCTTCAAATGACTGAGGCGATACAAACGAAATTCTCCGCTTTGGTGCGGGGATATCTGGACGTTCTTGAATGAAAACATTCATAGTTTCTGAGTTAACATTGTTAACTAAAAAATAACCTGGTTTAAGTGCCATTACCAGAATACCTCCTCTCCTTTAGCGCGTCGATTTTGGTTGTCAAATGCTTTAATATGTTCTTGAACTTGCATAGCCAATTGTTTAGGATTTACAGGAGCTCCTCCATTATCTACAGTAACATTAATACTATATTCTTTAGTTGAATTATCTGTATTAACAACTGTGGATGTGTTAGCTGGTTGTGGAACGCCGTATACCGGAGTTGGTGATGCAATTCTACCTTTGTAATCCAAAGAATAGTCGGACATATTAACTTTGTTGAGATTACTCATGTCCACTACAGGTGTAATTGTAGGTGAATAGTTCATATCATCGACAGCGACATCCAGCATATCGCCAATACTATTAACAGCGGTCGATACAGCATTCGCCATATTTTCGCCCTGTTTAACAGCATTTGAAGCTACTTCATCAAATCCATTGCTAAATGTCTTGCTCATCTGGGTAACTGTTTTAGGCATTTCATTATCAATACCTTTAGCAATACCTTGAGGAATAAACTTACCAACATCTTTTGCAAACAATCTTGATGGCGAATGAATATCGGCAGCAGCTCTAGCTGCCTCTCTTGCTTTTGCAATAATTCTATTGGCTGCGCTCTCAATAGACCACATATTAGCATTCATACCACTCGCAACACCTGCAGAAATTTGATAACCTACACTATAACCTGCTGAATTAGCAGAACCACTATAACTAGATACGGTAGATACTACACTACTCATACCACTAGATACAGTAGATACTACAGAAGCCATACCGCTTTGGAATGTACTATTTAAAGTGGACATCAAAGATGTAACAATAGACTGAGCCGTAGATGAGAATTGAGTAAATGTGGCATTCATTTGAGCAGTCGTACTACTAATTGTAGCATTTACTGATGTCATGCTTGACATGATGCTAGCAGATAATTGAGCCATTGTAGATGTAACAGTAACCATGACCTGACTTAATGATGCAGCCATTTGTGCAGCAACACCAGACATGCTCACTTGAATAACGGACATTACTCCTTGCATGCTTTGTGCTACCGTAGCATTAACCATTGTCATAGACATAGTAACCGAAGCAGATACTTGCGTAAATCCAACGGATACAGCAACTGATAATGCGGCAATACTAGCCATCATAGTAGCTTGTACTGTGGCCATACCGGCAATAACCGAAGTATTCATGGCCATCATACCGACCATAGCAGCTTCGCCTAATTGTTGGAATCCAGTAGCTGATGTGGTTAGAGATGTGGTGAATGTAGATAATAAAGTTTGAACATTTAGTATTGATGTACCGAGCATATCAAATACTATAGGCAATGATCCAACAGATGTTCCCAGTATTGTGATGGCATTTTGAATGTTTGTGAATGCCATAGTCACAGATTGAAGAGAAGTGCCAACCATAGTGATCTGAGTAGCAAAGACCATGAATGCGGTCGCTACTACGGTTAAACTTGATTGTAATTGTTGGATTGGTGTAACTAAAGCGATAAACGCCGAAGATACTGGAGTTATAGTACCAGATATTGTTGATAAACTTGTGCTTAGACTATCAAATGATGTAGTGACTGTAGGAACACTAGCCGCCATCGTACTTAATGAGGTTGACATTTGTGCAAAGGCTACTGTTATAGTCATCATACTTGGAGCGGATTGACCTAGATTAGTAGTTGCCGTAGCAAGTTTTTCAATATCTTCTGTAAATCCTTGCAGGTTACCCCACCATGATGCCCCTCCAAGTTTTGCAATTTCAGCAGTAAGAGAACCTAATCCACTAGCAGCTGTGGCAGCATGTTCGCCAACTAGTTTAACACCTTCTCCAAATAATTTGAAACCTTCACCGAATGACTTAGCAGCATCTCCAACAGCTCTTATGATATCGGCAACACCATCAAGAGCGTTCCTGATAGCACTTCCAATAGATTCAAATATTTGTCCAACTCCTTCTAGAGCAGTTTTAATAGCATTTCCGACAGATTCAACTACTGTTTTAACACCTTCTAGAGTTGTCTTAACATTATTACCGAACGATACAAAAATATTGTCTACGCCTTCTAGGACGTAACGAATAGAATCACCTGTAGCAGTAATAACATTAGCAATACCATTAATAACATCAACCACACCTTGAATCCATGATTTAATTGTTTCACCGACAATTCTAAATATCTCAACAATACCATTTACAACGGTTTCGATACCGCCAACAATAGCAATAATTGTGTCAGCTAATGAACGAATAACATCGGCAATAGCAGTAACTGTAGCTATAATAGCTTCCGCTAATGGTTGAATAATTCCAGGTAACGATTCAAATAAGGCCTTAAGTGTTGACATAAGTGCTTCAAAGAAAGGTTGAATTATCGGACCAATAGCTTGTACCCATGTAATAATGAAATCGCGCACTGGAGTTAATACTTCAGCAATAGCATTAAGCACCGGACCAATAAATCCTTTAATTAAAGCAGTAAATATCTCAGCAATTACTTGGAACAATTCTGTAATCGCAGGGATTAAATCTCCTTTAACATTGTTTAATGCGTTTGCCAACCCCTGAATGAATTTGGTTGCTAATTCAACAGCTACTTGTAGAAGAATATCAATGTTTTCAATGAAACTACGTCCCATTTCAACAAGCATTTCTACAGTGGTCTTAATTAATTCAGGCATTTTATCGCGTATTCCAGCGATTAAAGCAATAAGTAAATCAAAACCTAATCTAATAAATTCAGGAATTAACTGACGAGCGCCATTAATCATTTCGAGTCCCATTTTTACAAATGAGGCGACAATTAATGGTGAATTTGCAGCAAGAGATGTTACTAAAGTTACAAAACTGTCAACTATGGTCTTAAATGCAGCTGGAGCTATAGCAACTAATTCTTTAATCGCCATAACAAATGCTAAGAATCCAAGACCTGCTATTAACACAGACGCTGCCGCTAATATAGCAGAAACACCAAATGAAATTAAGGTACCTGCTAATATAGCAAGACCCCCACTTACAAGATTGGCCAAAGCACCTGCCGCCAATAAGATAGCTAAGTTACCAGCTAAGGCCACCAAAGCAACTCCAACAGCTACTAAGTTAAGTGTTGATAATAGCATAATTGGAACAGCCAAAGCCATTAATCCTGCGCCAAGGAGAATTAATTGAGCGGCGCCACCGATACTACCAAACTTACTTAAAATAACACCTACACCAGCTACGGCTAACAATACTCCAGAAACAGCAGCCATAGATGCAAGAATTTGTTGCCAAGGGTGTGCTGCTACCGTGGCTAATGCCGTACCTGCCGTATTAAGAACGGCTGCCATTGATGCTAGAGCGGCAATCGCGCTAGTATCTATACTCATTTTACTGATTAGTTTTACAATACCAGTCATAATACCAATTGTTACTGTTACAGCAACTAATGCAGTACCAATTTGTTGCCATGATAAAGCTCCAACAGTCGTTAAGGTAGTTCCTATATAATATAATAGATTTCCAAATGAATCGAATACCGTTTTAATACCGACAACTTCTTGGAAACTATCGGCACTTCCTGCCATTATTTTAACAGTACCACCAAGGGATAGCATAACAGCAGCAATGGCTCCTCCTGCAGCAGCAAGACTAGCCCAGTTTACTGTTGATAATTGCATAAGACTCATGGCAATAACCATTAAGGAAGTTGTCAAAACGATAACACTAGCAATCGCGCCAGGATTCATCTTAACAGAATTCATAATATATGATACACCAATAAGACCTGCGGCGATAAGGGCTACCGTACCTAAACTCTTAACAATGGAAGTTAAAGGCATTACTGCCAAAGGGAGCATAGATTGAACAATAAGATAAATAGATGCCCCTATACCAATTAGACTTAGTCCGGCAGACATATTTACTTTTGCATTGCTAACCACCCGAGCAGCAGCGACAAGAGACGCTATTAATACTTCAACAACGCCTACAGAAACAATCATTTCCTTAAGAGGTAAATTAGTTAATACTTCTATTGATTTTGCTAAAATATAAGCTGTTCCGGCAAATGTTATTAAAGAGAATAGGGCGGAAATATCAACTTTAGTATTTTTAAGGTTTACAGTAGCTTCAGATAATACAACTAAAAGAATACCCAGCATTCCTGCCGAAGCGGCCATTCTATCTATATCTAAATCGGCCAATACTGCGACCGCATTAACCAATATTCGAGCAGATAAAGCGAATGATATAAGTGCCATCATAGCACTAAATTTAACTTTTACCTCTGAAACTGAATTTGCAGCAGAAGATAACGCTTTAAGTAAAACAGCAACTGCAACTACAGACGCTGCCATTTGTATCATGTCTAGTTTAGCAAGGGCTTTGACTGACCATACAAGGAGCCTAAGTGACGTTGCGAATATTATCATAGCACCCATGCTCTTAGGACTAACGTTAATATCTTGCATTGATTTAGACACTTTAACCAGAGCATACATTAATACAAGAACGCCAGTCATACTTTGAGCCAATTTTTCAGGTTCTAATTTGGCTAGAGCTTTTACAGACCAAACAAGAATGCGTAAAGAAATAGCAAATGCAATAAGTTTGCCCATACTAGTTTCTGTATTCTTAATTTTCTCCATTTTCTGCATCACTTTAACCATAGCAGTTATAAGAACCAGAATGCTACCAACGGCTTCGTCCATCTTATCGGAATCAATTTTGGATAAAGCAATCATCGCGGATGCCATAATACGGAGAGCGATTGCAAAACCAATCATTGTTGTAGCGGCGCCTTTAGGAATATTTTGAGCAGCCGTTACAATTTTCATGATTCTCATAAGACCTTGCATAGCAACGCCCAATGCAATCATACCTTTTGATAAATCTTTCATATCGATTTTAGAAAGTCTATCAATTGATAATGCCAAAATACCTAATGCCACAGCTATCATTAATAACGAACTTACCTGCACTCCTTGAGCAAATGAGTTGATAGTTCCTTGAAGTGATGTAAATACACCTTTAACTTCATCGAGCAATCCAGTGGCCTTCTCTTTACCATCGCCAAACATTTCCTTAAATTTATCGAAAACTAGGTCAACAATACTACCTTTAGAATTCTTAAATTTAAGCCATTTGTCAAATGCGAATAAACCAATGAGCGCCTTAATAATACTGGCTACATCAAATGATACAAAAGCATCTTTCAGTGCGTCATAACTTGCCTTAACGCCAGAAACTAAAGAATCCCATGCCCGAGACATAACGGATCCAATGTTATTGATGATATTGGCAAGCCCACTTCCAAGTTTATTAAAAATGTTTGCTGCGCCTGAGAAAATCGCTTCAGCATTCCCAAATGGATTTGCCAGCATTTTGAGTTTAGAGAACACTCCGCTAAACGCATTACCGATAGCGCTAAGAACCTTACCGATTGTTCCTCCAATTTGTTCAAATTTATTAGAAGACAACACAAACTTCTCAATTGCTTTAACAAATGTTAGCAATTTACCAGTTACATCAGATAATGTGGTAGCGACAGTTACTAATCCTTTACTTTCACCAAATTTGGAGAATCCTTTAAGAATATCTTTAATAACAAAGATAACAATTCGTCCAACAGTGATAATAATGTTGAACACATTGGCAATTGTCTTACCAATATGATAGAAAACTAAGTGAGCGTTTGTATTAGAACGCAAAGCTTCCATAAATCTAGCAATAGAATCTGCGGCGGTTCTCAAAGGCATCAATACACTTCCAGAAGATTTACCGACAGAAGCAATACCTTGACCTACTTTACTGAAAATCCATCCTAATGTTAGGAATGTTTGACCGACCATCTTACCGATGGCGTTTATTGTAGTAAAAAGATATGTATTATTCTTAATGTTGTTAGTTACACTTTCAAGTGCTTTTGTAAATCCGAAAAATACAGTGGCAGCTTGTTTATAATCGCCAACTACAGAACGAAATCCTTCACGGAATTTTGTCATTGCTCCGAATACAATTTCAAAACTGTTTTTAATTGTATTGAATAAGGCTTCTTGTCCACCCATATCTTTCCATGTTTTGAGCATGGCATTTCTATAGTTACCTAGACTTCGTTCAATTTCTAGAACAGAGTCATAATATGTTCCTTGGTCGTCGGAAACGAATGGGTTAACAATATCACCAATGCTGGTCCATAAATCTTTAGCTTCTTCAAATCCGCCAAGGAAATATTCCCATGTTGTGGCCCATCCAGAACCAATAGCTTCCTGAACGGTATCAACCAATTGACCGAATGATTTAACTTTTGTTGCAGCATCAAGCATTGATTGGTCTTCGGAGAATTCTCTCAAAGTTTCCAACAATACTTCAGAGGTTAACCAACCATCTTTCAATGAGTCACGGAAAGATTTGGTCATGTCTCTAGCATGACCCATCTTCTCTGCGGTTTGAGTCAATCTATCTTGGAATAGTTTACCACCCATACCGGCATTAACTACAGAGTTCCAGTCCTGCAAAGCTACACGACCAGAAGCCAATGCTTGTGACAACTGATACATCGCCATAGATGCTTGGTTAGTATCAGAACCTGAAGCTGCAGCCAAGTTTGAAATACCTTTAATTGCGGTCGTAGATTTTTCTAAACTTACACCAGCAGCAGTAAACGTACCAATGTTCTTTGTCATATCCGCAAACGAATAAATGGTTTTATCCGCGTAATCATTAAGTTGTTCTAATGCACCAGAAACCTTACGCATACGAACAGAACTATCTGGAATTTCCCATTCGGTATTGGTCATAATGGTCTGAATAGATCCAAGTTTATTCTTGTATTCGTTTAACCCATCACCGTAACCTCTAAAGAACTGGCCAGTAAAGCTCATTGCCTTCTGAATCATTCCACCTAGGACATTACCTAAGGCAATATCCATAATAGATAGCGAATTCTGAACAGAACTTGCTGCTTTAGAAAAAGCATTCGATAGGGGACTTGCGTCAAACCCCGATACTTTTGAATTTAAACCATCGATAGATTTAATGGAGTTCGGGAACCCCTGATGGTTATCTGCCTTTTGGAAAATACCTTTCAACCGTGATAGAATAGAAGATGTAGTAGCAGTTTTGCTAGCAATATCGGTATTCATTCTATCAATAGATTGACCAGCGCCAGACATATCAATACCCTGAGCGCTTCGGTTAAAAATTCCTTTAAGGCGAGATAGTAAACCCTCAGATTTTTGTGTGGCATTAGAAATGGTATTATTCATTTCCGACATATCTGAGGCTATGTTGTTAGTCGCATCTTTACCATTGACTTTACTAAAGGCTCTTTTCATTCTTTCCAATGCGGAGATAGTATCATCAGCATTCTTAGAAAAACCTTTATTATCTAAGGTGACCTTGGCGACTTTTTCATCTACATATCCAGCCATAGTTTACCTTTCTATTTTAGATAATCTTCTAAAACTTTATTAATAGCTTTTTTATACACAGAATCAATAGCTTTGTCAATATAAGGTCTTGGAGGAACATAACCTCCTGTGCCTGTTCCGTGCCCATAATGTAAAATTATAGCAATGTTGACTCCGTCGTTAATATGCGTGTTATAAATTTCTAAGTCTTGACCTCGAGAAGTTGTGACTATTCGATACCCCCATGACTTTGCAGTTAATCCTGATTTTGTAGGAGTAGCGTCTTCAAGGGCATTAACAATAGCCTTACCTAGAGAATCGAGATCAGATGTTCTTGGTCGTTTAAGAAACTTCTCAAGATTTCCAAAATCTCCAGAAACATGAATTTCCATTATAATTATCCTTTCAGGCGTTTAGCCGCATTAATAATTTTCTTCTGTTTATCAACATCGGCAATTCGCTTATTATTTGCAATTCGAGTAATTTTATTTTCGATTAATGCATTATTCTTTACTCGTTTCAAATCGGATTTAGATTCTTTGTATTGTCTCTTCAAAAGTTTCTTTTTATACTGGTAATCTTTTTTGGCGCCGTGAGATCCGCGCATAGCATCCAAGGTAACTCCACCAGCAAGAGCGCTAATACCATAGTTGGTAAAATCTGCATTCTTAGATATAAGTCCTAAACCTAAAGATGCGACTCCGCTACGTCGTAAACTTTTAGATAACAATGTGGGTTTTCTTAGTTTATACTCATCTTTAATCCCTCGTAATTCTTTCCTATAAGTAGAATAATTACGGAGTCTATCTCGAGCATATTTTGTACGAACGCCCCATTTCATACCCTTGATACCAAAGTGTTCTATGGTGGAATCGTATGAAATACCGATATAATTATCCATTCATCTGCTTCCTCCGTTCTTCTAATATTTTTCTATTTCTAAGAACTTGTGCCTGATGTTCTTCCATTGCTTCAGCTTGTGTCATTTTCTTAGGAGGTTCTTGCAATGCCCCTACACAATTCAATAACATAATCAATTTATTTAGATTTCGATCTTCCCAATCAAATGGTATATGATTCAAAGCCATCATCGCATAAATTATCTCAGATGTAAATATTTTCTTACGGCGATACTCTTTATCTCTACTAGAATTATTATTTTTCGGTAATTCTGTAGCGCTTGGCGTATCTTCCATATACTTTACAATTTCCCTAAAATTAGCTTCTGTTAAACGAGATATATCAAACGGTTTATCGGCCATCATAACAATAAAATCAAGAATCTCATGTTGTTCTATGTTGGCAGAATTATCGATAAACCTTTTCTTATACTTCGTCTCCCACTTGTCTAATACAGTTAGAGTGTATTTAAAAGTAATATCCTCTTTGGGTTCTGTCATAATAAATTGAGATATGCTATCATCCCACATTTCAATCTCATCCAAAGTTATAGTTAAAAACTCAGACATAATATTCACACCTCAAACATTATATATATAAAAAAAACAAAAAGAGGCGAGTAAAATCCACGCCTCCATTGTGTTAATTAGTTTGCTGCGCCTGCAGCTGCTGTATTAAGACCACGAATATGAGCAGTTACACCAGCGATGAAGTTTTCAAGAACTTTACGAGAATCATCGTGGAAGTCTTCAATCAAAGCTTCATAAGCCAATGATTGTTTGAATTCTTCACGAATTTCATCATTCTTGATGAAACGTTTACCATCTTCTGATTTAACACCATAAGCAGTCAATACAAAGTCATTCAACAAATCATACATTGGTTCGATTTGTTTTTCTTCAATCAATTTGTTGATGTAGTTTTCCATGTTTTCGCTACCATAGCGTTTTTGGAAAGAAATCAACTCCATACGGTTAAGATTAAAGTATAGAGTTTCCGTTTGAGTATTTCCATCGAAATCCTCATATTTTACTTGTTGTTTGAGCATAATCGAGTACCTCCTATGTTAAATTATTATTTCAACAACTCAATAATTTCTGTTGGCAATGGGAGACGAGCATCTGCTTCATCAGTTCCGTAAAGAATATCTTCGATTTTCTTAAGCTTTTCAGCAGGAGTTGTGGTTGAGTTGAATGTCAATACAGATGATGGTTTAGCACCTGGAACAACAACTGGAGTTGATGAAATGCTCCATGATGGGTTTTGTGGTTCTGGACTATCGTTCACAGTTGAGTGAGAGCGCTCAGATGGAGCAGCTTTACATCCGTACCAGATGTGAAGTTTGTAACCATAGTCATTACCTTTGATGTCGTTACCAAGGATTGATTTGTATGCGAAACCAAATGGTTTACGAGTTTGTTGTGAAACTGTAAGACCTTTAGAAAGTTCTTTCATACCATCACATTCGTCGAATTCAGCTGGTGAAGAGAACGCTTCGATAGTACCTTCGAATTTCTCAGCACCTGTTAGAGACAAGTATACGATATTGTCTGCATATTGGTCGTTAGACTCAGCACCTGATGGTGATTCGTTAGCAGCAGTGATACCATTCCAAGCTACACCTTTAGGATATGAGCCATCATCAGCTTGTGGGTAAAGAACGGCGTTAGAGACACCGGTTTCATAAAAACGTTTTCCTAGTTCGTCAAATACTAGTTTAGCCATTTGTAATTCCTCCAGAATTAATAGTCATAATAGTGTGGTTCATATTATCGGATACGAACTCATTGTTATAAGTACAATATTGATTCTCAAGTAGTTTTTCTATAACAGGAGAATCTACACGTTTATCAATAATTGTAAGTTGGTAAGATGTATGCGTATGATATCTAATATCATCAGCATGTCTTTGATGAATCCCTTTTCGTCGATAAATAATGCAAGGGTATTCTAATTTTACGTTTGCGAGTGGGTTATAATAAACTTTATACCTCTCACCGGTTTTGTCAACAGCTTTCAGGATTATGTTATGCATGTCAAGTCTATTGCTCATTATAAACCCCTCCCAAACTAAGAACAACTCGAGGAGGTCGGATATCGAAACTTTCGACTTTCCATTTGACCCCTTGAAATTCAACGTATGTTAAATTTGCGATGTGTTCATGTAAAAATTGATTAGCGACAATTGACAGCTGGTTGGTAATGCGAACATTATCAATTGTTGATTTGTCGCTATTTTGATGTTGGTAAGCATTACTTAGCACATCCCCTTTGATAGCTTTAACAACTATTTTGGGTTTGTAGACTCCGGGTTCGATTTCTACGTCATCAATTCTAAAACCAGCTTTTCCGCTAAACTTCATGGATTATCCCCCAGGAACTCCTGTACGAGCAGCTTCAGATCCAGCAGCAGATCCAGCAGCAGGTTTGAAGTATACCGCAGCTTTAGCACGAGTAAGCGCACCAGACAAGCGAGTTTCGATCAAGTATTTCTGTTTGTTGAAGTCGATATCGAAGTGTTCGAATGTGTTAACTTCGCCGCCACGGTTTGTACCGATTTGGTAGTCGGCCAAATTAACCATGATCATTTCGTCTGGTTTCAAGAAGTTGGTTTCAACAATTTCAGCAACACCAAACAATGAAGCAAGATATTCTTTAGTAGCAGGTTGTTGTCCGCCGAATACCCATTGTTCATTCTTGTTGCGAAGGAAACGAAGTTTAGTCAAGAATAGAGGGTTCATGTATAATGATGGTGTACCAGAACCAAGCATCTTAGTCTTTTCTTCAGCAACTGTTTGGAATACGTCAAGAAGTGAATTAGGGTTGTAAGTGGCTTTGATTGTGTAGAAATCTTCGTCTTTAGAGATTGGACGAATCTTGTCTTCTTTGATTTTAGCAGCGTCACCAGTGTTACGTCCATCAGATACAAGGATCGCTTGAGCGATTTCGTCGTTCAACTTAATACGCATTTCTTGGTTGAAGAATGCAGCAACGTTAAGCTGTTGACCGATATCAATTTGGTCGTCACGGTCGATTGATTGTTTTTTATAGATTGTTTGTGGGTCTGTCTTACGAGACAAGAAAGAAATGATTTGTTCTTTCTTTTCAGTTCCCTTGATGTAACCTTTAGCACGAAGTTGTTCGTCAGTCAAGTCAGAAAGGTCTGTCATGATAGATTTAACGAATGCTGTTGGAACTTTAGTTACACGCATAAGAATATGCTCGGTAGCAGTGTTAGGTGAGTAGATTACTTGTACTCCACCTTGAAGAGCATGATCTGGGAAAAGTTTGTCAATGTTGTTCATTGAGTGTTTAAGAGTGTCGCCGCCTTCCATTTCAGAAAGAACTTGATTTACTGTGCGACCAGTAGATTTAGCTGTTTTCAAAGCAGCTTCAAGTGAGTGACGAATTTGTGTGTCGTCATTAACATTTTGTCCAAATGCATTATAGTGCATGATTTGTCCTCCTAGGGCAGATTGTTCTAATTCAGTTTCAGTTTCTTCTTCATCGTCGCCATCTTCAGAAGATTCAGCAATTTCATTCAATACTTCTTCGACACGTGCGTCAACTGCTTTATCAAAATCTTCATTAACCGAATCTTCGTAGTTTTCGAGTGCTTCATTTACAGCAGCTTCTGTAAGAATAGCAACAGCTTCTTGTTGGTCTTCATTAAGAGTTCCAAGAACGTCATCCATGATGTTTGTAGCTTCACCTTCATCAGCGTGTTGAATACGATCAAAAAGACTTACACGCTCTTTAGCAACCAAAACATCGCTTGCTTTATGTAAAAGTTCATTACTTTCCATTATAATAGTTTCCCCTTCATTAGGATTATCGGAGTGCTGTAACACTTCCGTAATAACAGCGCCAGGGTTTGCCCCAGCGACAACAAGTGATACTTCATAGATATTACCATGGATAACGTCATTTTGGGGCGTACGTTTAATACGATTTGCACCAATAGACATTGACCAGATATCTCCATGTTGTACGAGTTCTTTGGCACTTTTGGCTTTAGGAGTATTATTGAAATATCCTTCGCCATAAACGCCGTCATCAGCATGGTGCAATAAAACATGACCAATTACGTTTTCTGGTGTACTATGATCGTGTGACCAAACCAGAGGAACTTTTTGTCCGTTATTATCTTTAAACGCACCATGTCGAATAATAACACCGTCGGTACAACGAGTGTCGTTACGAGTTACATAACCCGCGAAATCATACTTGGGATGTTTATCCATTATACGACATTTCCTCCATCATTATTTGTCGCCATTTTGAAAGTTCTATTCAGAGTACTCTTCTGGGGGATATTGTGAGTAATCATCTAAACCTTCAGGGGACCCGACAGACCCAGGTATAGATACATCTTGACGAGCATCAGAAATATTAGGATTATACAATTGATCGGCCATAGGATCTGCAATAGGTCCATAGCCAATAACAGCACGAAATTCATTTGATGTAAGAATTCTGTTACGTAACAAAGAATCTCCAATTGTCGCAAGTTGACTAGTAGGAACCAATTTAAATGGATCGTTATAAGTAACTATACGATGACCTTGTGTATAACCGGTTTTAGTTATAAATTTACGTTGAAATTCTTCTTGAATTCTAGTGACAATTGGATCGATCGTTCTTGTATAATAATTTTGCATTTGCTCCGCATTGGCAGTACCATCGAATACCGCCTTAGTCAAACCGATTTGGCTTAACAATTCATCAGTCAAATACTTAATCTCATCCATAAGATTAGAATTGATTTGTCTATTTAACTGAGTAATTTTTTCATCAGCAGCAATATATGCAATTCCTAAATTAGAATCTTGAAGTTGCTTCTCAATGTCTTTAACACGATCATCCGCTTCTTTTTTCTTAATGTCATTTCTAACAGGAACTGGGAGTTGGAGAATCATATTCCATTTATTAGCAACTGCATCAATATCTTGTTTATCTAAAATTGAAAGCTTTTGAATAAGGCGATTCATTGTGGGATTATCAGGACCCAAAATATTAGCTAATGGGTTCTCAATAATTGCGCACATTTTCTTAGGAACAATAACTTCCGAGAAATCTCCTTTTGCTTCATTATAGAGTTTCACACGAACCTTTGTAGGAAACCACTCAAGGATTTTACCAACACGCATTGATTTAATATCATATGCATCAGATTGTGTGGGGTCTAGAGTTGCTTCTATCGGAACAGCAGCTACAACACCTTCATCAAATAGTGAATATACCAAATCATGAAAGAAATCCGTAGCCGATTGGTCAATATTCATTTCAACTTCGAATAATCTAGTTAAAGATGATGCGTATTGAACCGTTTGATTTTCCTTATCTTCGGCTAATTTAACATGCTGAAATTTAACAGCACTTGCATCCATAGCTATTCGGTTAAAGATCATAGAAGAGATTGAAGCTCTCGCATATGATCGCATTGGAATAGCATTGTTTGGATTCAAAGCCCTAGGTTCGGTTGATAATTGAAACACGGGTTGTGTTTCGGTTAATGATGTTGTGTCATTTCGGTTAAACATAGACCAGGCATGTTGTAAACCATCAGTAAACATACTCATAGTATCTTTTCAGCCTTTCTATCCGAATAAGTCTAGATTACGTTTATACGCAACCCATGCGTCAATAAGAGCAGCCACATTATCTATCTTTTCATCTGTACGACGTTTAGATAGCTTGTAGTTACCGTTATTATCCTGAATTGCTATAGCATTACCCATAGCAAATTTCATAAGTTCTTCGTCAAAAATCAATAATCGTTCCATAGCTAAGTTCTTAAGTTCACCCATAGGAACGGACTCGGTTTTCGCACCCTGTATTACTTTCTCTACACCGTATTCACCATTATCTCTAATCCATCTCTCGACAAATTCTCTAGCATTATATGGGTCATAACCAAAGGCATAAACCACATATTTATGTTCGTAAATCATAGCCGTTAAATCGTCATAAACTTTGTTCATATCTAATACGACTCCGTCCATAACAATCAAAGTTCCTTCAGCAATAAGTTCGTCATAACGATTTCTCATAGCAGATGTTAATTTCTTAAGTTTTGATTCGCAAACATATGATCTAGTTTTAACTCCGTATCGACCTCTGCCAAGAGGGAATAAGAATGTGAATGCACAGAAGTCATCCCCTTGAGATAGGTCGGCGCCAAGTGTACATTCTAGACCATCGAAGTTTTGTGGACGATGAGGAACAGTCTCTTCGTAAACGAAGAAATATGTATAACCTTCTACAGGTATACCAAAACGTTTAGCTAAGGTATCAGCTCTTGTAGCTGGTTGATTTTCGGCACGCTCAACTTCATTTCTGTAAGTTTCATAAGAAACTGTTGCACCTAAATTTGGATTTGCTTTCATCCATAACTCAGGATAAGCAACTTCTCGAACGTCATCGAGTCTATAATACCAGATAGATACGTGAGGGTTGAAATATCGTCCTTCTAATATGTCAACTAGTTCCATCTTAATAGTATCCCCGACACCATCACGAGCAGTCCCTTCGGAAGATGTAGCGATTATGAGATAATTGTCATTCTTGGAAGCTCCCTGTTCAATCGCTCCGATTACATCTTCACGAACTTCTCCAGAAAGCCATTCATCGACAGAAGCGTACTTACAGCGAAGACCTTGTAGTTTATCAACAGACATAGGTCGTATTTCAAGTAGACTATTCGTGGCAAAATTTTCGACACCTTTCTTTGTTGACGCCAATAACTGTTTCTGAGTTAGATTCCCGGTCATTTTAGATCCTTGAACCATATATTTAATTAGAGGTCCTTTTGCTCTACTCAACGCAGTTCGGAAAGGTCCCATAATTTCCTCAGCCTGTTTCATAGTTGGCGCGGCAACCACTTGGTGGGTTGTAGAAGTGTCTATCAACAACATGTATGCCTGCATGTATGTTGAATAAAGTGATTTAGCGGCGCCACGTCCGACAATTAAATATTGTTTGGTTGTGAGTCGCTTAAATTTAGTTTTTATTTCCCATTTACCAAGTTTAGGGTTATATACCTTATCCTCGGAAATGTAAAACCAAGCGAGGGCACATTCTGCCCATAATTTAAAGGACGGTAATAATGTAACATCGCTACCGTCTGTTAGAGTCATTTCATTTTCGCAAAATCTAACAAAGCCTTCAATCGCTTGATTATCATAGTAATAATCCGGTGACTCAATTAAGAAGTCTATTCGGTTCATTTCCAGAGATACCATACGATTAACCGGAATTTCACCTCTAAGAACTGCTTCTTTGAATTTCATGTATTCTTCCGGATAAGCTTTATTGGATAGTACCAAAACGTTATCTCCTATTTTCTAAATAGTCCTCCAGCAAGTTTACTAATTTCTTGCATCTCACGGCCAATATTTACAGTGTCATAATGTTTTTCTTTAAGTTTCTTAGCAGCGCCAAGTACCTCATTTGTAAATGGACTATAATTTTTAGGCTTGTTTTTCATTAAGTCGTTGGTTAAAGTCTTGACTCCGGTATCAACAACTGAATTTAAAACTGAGTTACCGATAGCTTTACCGAAAGCAGTAACTCCGCCACCACGTTTCTTAGCATTAATAGCATTTGAACGTTTCATTTGCTCAGCGAAATCATTTTCTAATCTTAGACGTTTAGTGGCTTTTTCTAGATCTTTAGAAGTCATCTTATGTATGTTGTTATACTTGTTACTCCAAGCAGCTAGAGCTTTTTTGCGCTCTTTCTTTGCACGTCTAGATCTGCCAAACTTGCTATTAGAATACCATTTGCGGACACCCCATTTCATTCCTTTAACACCGTGGTGTTCTACAGAATTGTCATGAATGTCGTCAATCGCTCGGAGCAGTCGTTGGTCGTTGTTCATTGAACTCCTCCTTTTGTATGATTATACGATGAGCAGTAGATTGAATTGATTTCGTCAAAGAATTAAGGACACTCCCAACAGGAGGGTCAAACTTAACACGAATATTTAAGTAGACATATAGCTTGATTAATCTAAGTAACTGTTGATCATCATTGTTTAATAATTGTTCCCATTTTGAATCTTCACTCATAACAAAGTCTTTGTTAAGTTGTGTAAGTTGAGACGTTTCACCAATGATGCCATCTATTTCCATGATTAATCTAGAATCAAATCCTTTATCTTCCTCTGAAGCGAAATCTAGAACAGACTTTACGTCGCTTAGAATTGTCATATCCACCTCACCATAGTTTAGTATCTCCAGGTGTTCTTTCAACATAATTAGATTCGGGATAAACTTTCTTATAATGGATTATAGCATGAGTTTCGTAGGAAGTAGTTATTAGTTTATCAGGATCAAGAAGAATGTCTTCATTCCATTCTAATAAATCTTCTTCAGTTACAGGAATCATATGATGAACTAATACTCGTCCATCAATATTTACACCAGGAACTCCTAGGTCATAACCCATATCTCTAGCGATAACATAATCTCTAAGTTCTCGCCAAAGCTTGCTTCGATAGAATCTATTAGATATCTCACGAGGTGATTTGTATCCTCTATTTATTAACGACAGATAATTCAATCTGTCGCCAAACGAATCAAATGTTATAAGCTTGGAATAACTCAAATCTTGAAGAATCGTTCTGTCGGTCGTTAATAGCGATGTCATAATGCTTCAGACGGAGCATAACCGCGAATTGCAGCAATAACTGCTTCGCTGTCTCCTTTTCCTTTGACTTCACTATCAATCAAACTGATTTTAGATTCATTGAGTTTCTTCTTAGCTTTTAAGTTTTCCAACTGGATTTCATTTTCAATTGTTCCATAACGAAGTAATGCGTTCAATGTGCTTGGAGCAATAGTACCATCTTGTAATTGTCTCTCGGCCAAATCAAATGCTTGCTTCGTTAATTGTTGCATTCGTCCTTCTGGAGTGAATGCTTGACGAATTAAATAATCGTCTTTATTTTTCTTCCGAGGCATCTTCAACTACCTCCGGTTTCTCCTGAAGCTCGCGAAGAACACGAACAGCATGTTCGATATAATCTTCTGCTTGATCAACCGTTAAATTGACTTTAGTTTCTTTAGCGAAACTCAAAAGTTTTTCTAACGCTTCTCGTTTCTTCTCATCATTAGGCAACAACATGTTATCCAATGAAGATACAATAATCATAGCACGTTCTGCTAAAGTTGTAACTGATTTGTTATGTGTTACTGCTCCCAAATATTTAACCAATTCAAGAACCACTGGTGCAACGAAAACAATTAAAGTTAAAATTTCAATAAGTTTATCAACTGTCATTCTTAGTCTCCTTATGTCTTTGTTCTTCGATATAGTCATTAACTAATCTTGTTATATAGGAGTTTCCACCTTTATTAACATACAAATCGTATAGCGACAATATCTCAGAAACGGATAATCTTTCAGATTGTATTCCTGTAACTATTTGTAAACGAAGAAAATCTCGTTCTTGAGTTTGTTGCATTTCTTGAAAGCTAACAGTAAGCGCTTTCATAGAATTTTTAATTCCCTCAATTTCTTCGTTTTGCTTCTTTTCTAATTTAGTCCATAGTTTTTGGAATACTCTTGAACCAAAACCAACGATTGAGGCTCCAACACCAATGTAAACACCAATCTGAGAAAGAACTTCAGGAGAAAAAAACCAGTGCATAAGAGCTTGTACGTGTTCTACCATCTCTTGGGACATGGTCTGCCTCCTTTCAGTATATTTTATCCCCACTTTGATATCCGAGAATCTGAGTTTTAACCCACTCCGGGGATATTTTAGGGTGGTGGGGCGATGCAGAGGGGTGGGAATTTTTGGCGACCCTCCCCCTATGGGTCTAAATCTAAAACTCTTTTTATTATTATTGAGTTGGTAGACGAATCGGTGTTGGTGTTGTTGGTTTACAAACAGTCCAAACGCCATCAACCGGACCTTCATCGACAATGTAATTAATTGCTGTAGCATGTAGTTGTGCTACTTCTACTTCATCCAATGCATCGTCAACGTTACCAAGGACTTCAGCTAATAGTTCTACAGTGTTGTAACCGTGTTCTGTGTCCCATCGATACCATGAATCATAGTCATCGAAAGGATTGTATGGGTTGTCGTACGTTGTTAGCATTGTATCAACGACTGACGTCTCTTTAACGTAATCTAGTTCTTCCATAGTTCTCTCCTTTCTTTAAGACTAAAACATTCATATCAAATTTTCTATTTAATTTTTCATAATCCTCAATTTCTAAAATAGTTATTTTTTCATTATCATAAGATAAAT